CCACTAAGCCCATCATATCCAAGTTTCTTTATTTCTAAAACAACAAATGCAATATTTACCCTATATTGTAGGGTTTTATCCCATTTGTGAGTAGGATTTTTTCTGCACTCAACGAATCCTTTATCTATTAGATTTTGAATATATCTCCTAATTGTGACTTCTGACATGTTCAACATACATTCCTCTGCCATTTCTGATGCTTTTTTGTAAATCCATCCGTTCTGCATTTCTATATTTATACAAACACCATCATTCTCACATCTTTGCTTTTCTTCGACAATAAATTTATCAAAATCTTTAACTTTCTCCTCCCAGTATATAAATTGCCCTAATATTATTGCTTCTATCGTATCTTTTGTTAAAGCGTATAATTCTTCCTTTATGACAACCCTTTTTAACTTCTTTACTTCCATAGCTTAGTCCTCCAAAAAAGATAAATTACCGTTTACTGCTGTGATATACATATTATTCAACGAATCGTTATTTGCCAACATTTCATTAAACTTCATTTTCATAAGGTTAAGATTATCAAGAGAACCTTCCTCATGGTAATAATCTAAACTTATATTTGGGTTGTCATTTATTAAGCCATACAAACAATAAAATAACGAAGTAGAATCATAATTATCTTCACTGAAAAAATCTTCTACCGTTTGAACATTCCGGTTTATATCTTCAAATTGAAAGTGATAAATAACACATTCTGAAAATCCAATACCTGAATCTACCATAAGTGTAGAAAAACTTCTTTCTCTATAATTTATAAAGAAAACTATTCCGTAGTTATCATAATCGCTATGTTCATAATAAACTACATCACCTATCTTAATTGGAGCATTATATACTTCATTACCGTTTTCGTGAACCCATGAATGGCAATCTTCACAAAGGGTAATTAAAGCACTGTCGCCATATTCCCACGGAAGATGATTATTAAGATAATATTTGTGATGTACATGAAGTGATTTTTCTGTGTCGCCACACAACTGACAAGTGAATCTGTCACGTGTTAGAATTTCTGTTTTCCTCTTTTGCCAACGAGGGTCTTTTAGCATTTCTGCGTAGGTTAACTTTTCTTTTTTCATACTTGTTCCTTATTTATTTCCTGTTCCTTTAAAATAAATAGTGCGGAAGGGGAAGGAACAAGATAAACCCCTCATTCGTGGGTTAATTACTCCCACTACCGCACTACTTTAAACATTACCGCAAATATAATGAATATTTTTGAGAAATCAAACATCTATATCGAATTGTTTTTCATCCCTTTTATCCATTTTATCAATGATTGATGAAGCTACTTCAATGCCATATCTTTCACCGTCTTTTATCGGCAACCAATTATAGTAAACTCCGCTATTTTCGTGATAAACAGGTATTCCATAATCAGATAAAACCTTTCCGTCAAGTCCTTTGAACTTTTCTTTCCATTGCTTTACAAATTTCTTTCCGGCTTTACTTCAATATTAAAGAAACGCTTCAAGTATTCTTTGGCTTTAGGTTCTTTACTTTCTTTAAGTGCATCAATGAGTGTTTGTTTTTCTTCTTCGGTAGCTTTTCTTATCCATTCTCCCGAAGTAGTATAACTGTCATACTTTATAACCCCATCTGTATTGCTATTGCTTTTTGTTATTAAGATTACATAGTCACTTGTACGTACACCATAAGCAGAAGTATTTACAGATTTTATAATACTTATCCAACTACTGCTTTCGTTATGTTCTTCCCATCCGCACGCTACAATATCCCCATCCTTAAAAGTCAGGGATTCGGGGATTTCTAGCATGAGGTCTAAGCAATCCTCACTGAAATATCCATACACGTTATATCGGCCTTTTTTGGAGTAAGGAATAGGCAATTCTTGTCTTCCTTTATTAATTAATGCTAATATGGGATAATCACCTGACATTGATTTGTAGTCCCAGCAAACTATCCTAGCTTCATCTCCACCTCTTGTGACAATTCTACCTTCTTTATTTCCATTACTAATTCGTTTTGCTAATTCTACCTCAAACGGTACTTTTACTAATTTCTGTTCCATAATCATACAAAGTTTAAATGTTTAAATTAATTTTCAATAAAAATGACGGTTTAACCATCCAACCGACAAGGATTTGTTATTAACAAAGCAATTCTACACTGCAAATATAGGTATTTATAAAGTAAAAACAAATAAAATACCAAAATATTTTTAATCGTTCAGAAGCATAGGCATCAGAAGCAACAGTTTATGACTGTTTTCATCATCTTCCTTGAACAATCCCGCCCTTGAAGATTCGGAAAGCTCAATATTTACGTATTCCGTGCCTATACAACCCAATACTGCAAGCAATTTCTCTGCATGGAAGCCGATAACAATGCTTCCGTTAGCCTCAACAAGCATATTTTCAACAGATTTGATGTTGAAATCCAAATCCTGCGCACTGACTTCCAAGTTCATGCCTGAAATATTCAGTTTGACAAGACAAGTAGTCTGACTTGCACCAAGTTTGCATCTGTTAATTGCATCAACAAAGTCTTTTTTCAACAATTTTGCGTTTATAGGATTGTTTTTCGGGAAAACGGACTTGAAATTTGGATATTTTGATTCAATGGTTCTCACCAAAACAGAACAATCGTCCGAAGAAAACTTGATATTGTTACTTCCAATGCTCACCTTGACAATATCAGAGTCCTTACATACGTCACATACGGCTTTAAATGCTCCCTTGTTAAGCATAAAGTTGAAATCTTCAAGTTCCGAACTTACAAAATCCGTAAACATGTAGTGACCGTCAGAAGAACATACTCCCAATTCTCCCTTGTCGCAATAGAAATAGATAGCCCCCATTACTGGACGTAACTCATCATTGCCAACAAATACCTGACCGTCTACAATCCAGTTGTTCAGCAAAGCACTATCCATGCTGATATATACCGCATTTTCATCAGGCTGCATCGAAGGAAATTCAGAAGCATCAGAAAGAGGCAAACTTACACTTCCCTTATCATGCTTGACCTCCAAATTCTTGACCTCATCGTCAACCACCAAGTCTATAAATTCACTCTTTATAAGCTTCACGTAAGACAGAAGGCTTTTATAACCTGCACAGAATGAAACCTCACCGTCCGATTCTACACCGAATATACGCTTGCTGATAGCATTTTCATTGTCAGAAGAAACAATTACCATGCTTCCGTTCTTAACCTTAATCTTTACACAATCCAAAATAGGCAAAAACTTTGTTCTGCCAGCAAAAGAGCCTCCTACTAAAAGACCTTTTACAAATTCCGACTTATTAACTCTGATATTCATTTCTTTTCGTTATCTAAATAATGTACAACAATTTTCTTTCCCAATATAGGACAATCCTGAACAACGTATTCAACCTTTGAAACAGGCTGATACTTTCCTTTCCTTAATCTTCTTTGCCTCATCCAATTCAAGCATTACAAAGTTAAAAATTCCAATCTTGACACCTCTTACTTCGCCTTTGTCAATCCATTTGTAGACTGCCGTCAAGGAAACTCCCTTGTAGTCGGCATACTCTCTTACACTAACCAGTCTTTCTGTTTCTACTACCATATATTTTATTCTTCTGTATCCTCCACTTTTACAAAGATTACACCAGTTTTATCATTTCGACTTATATCGCATTTACCTACAAATGCTTCAGCAAAATCGTCACACATCGGGAAATTCTCGTTCCAGAAAAAACATCCTACACACGATGTAGGCTTTTTAGATGGTTCAACTCTCAGCTTCACAAGCCCGCACTGAAATGTTTCTCCGACATTAAATTCTTTCTTTGCCATAATTATTCCTATAACGAATCATCAAAAACATTCCCAATAACTTCACACTGACTATTTAACAGCATAGGTCTGCGCTTAGTTGAACTCCCGTTATGATACCCTACAATAAACGCACCACATTCAAACTTTACATCCATAGGCGTTTTCTTTCCGTGATAATCTTTCTGTAATACGATGTCACCTTCATAAATCTCTTTACCGTTCTTGTCGTACAATCCGGTGAACTGACCGATAGTGTCAGGTTGTACATAATCTTCTTCTGTGTCGGTATATCCGTCATATTCAAACTTATTTGCAGGAGCTATTACAAATATTCTTTTAGTTTCGCCCCAAACTTCACGCAAATAGCCGTACATCCAATCGTTTAAATCTACTCGTTTCGCTCTGAATTTGATTTCTCTTTCCATAATCTTTCGTTTTAATTTAACACCACAAATTTAAGTATAAAGTTTCAAATCTACAACTAAATTATAATAATTTTAGATAAACGCAATTTATGAACTTTCTCCGACTAATCTATACAAGTTATCATTCAAACAAAGAAAATCGAAAAATCACGCTTATCTAACAGTAAATTTAAGAAATTAAGCCTTATAATCTATATCAAACTGCTTCTTCATAACCTTTTTCAAGGAATCTATGTCAGAACAGCACCAAGAATTGCATCCGAAGTTCTCATTTGACGGATAAGCCTCAACCATGTCATAGCCACCTGTATCGTATGGATGAGGAGGAACTAACTTCAGTCTGAATACTTCATAATAGACATCGTGGTATTCCAAACATTCGCATCTGTACAAAATATAAACATCGTTCTTCTCAATCTGAGTGTACTTTACACCCTTCTTTACAAACTCTTTCTCTAATTCCCGGATTTTCATAACAACTTGTTTTTATCGTTAAACTTCTTCAATTCATTCAAAATATCCATCAACAATGCTAAAATAAAAAATGAAATGCAGTGTAAAATGTATCTTTCATCAATACCAAAAATAAACGAAACAAGGTTTGTAATGGAAGTGCCATATAAAATAGCACTAAATACACATATTAAAAACTTCAAAAACTCTTCCATATTAAAACAAACTTAGCTGACTTATTTCTTGCTTCTTTCCTAAAATAAAGTCACATATAAAGTTACGTGCATAGTCGGGAGAAATCATACTGCGCTCTTCACTGCATATTCCGGCTTTTACACCACTCTTACATTTCCCTATTGTCTTTTTTTTCTTTATCATTCTGATAAGATTTTCCATAAGTAGGAACACAATTGAAAAACCAGTATGCTGTAGGTTTTTTAAAGTAATCTCCTCTTTGCATCCTGTCTTTATCTATAAAAGTAGGTTTCTTTACAAAGTTTTGCGTAAACAACAAATATTGAGGTGCTGTAGCCGGATTCTCTATAATTAATCGTAAGCCTCTAATCTCCGCTATACCACATAATTTATACAATAAAACCAAAAATTTCTCTCTGTTTTTTATCCTTTCAAGTACAATGTCGTATGACTTCTTTAAACTTTTTCCACGAAGATTTGTGGAGTCAAAACTATAATACGGCATTTGTAAGGATTCAAAATATATACAAGGAAAGAACGCCAAAATCAAATCGTCACTTGCAATATTGTCAAAAACACTCGGCTTTTCATCATAGGCATTCTCAATCTCCGCAAACAAGTCTATAACATAGTCTGTCTGCCCGAAGTTGTTCTGAATATCGTAGTCGTATGCTTCATACCCCAATTTTATGAACTCGTTCTTAAACGTACCGCTCTGTTCAAAGAAACAATGTACCTTTCCTTTTATCTCCATAGGCTAATTAATTTTAGTGAAACGTAAATTTTCAATTTTTAGAGGCTAAGACTATAACTTGTACCAATTTCAAAAGAAAATCGGAAAAATCGGCTTATAAGAAAGCAAATTTTAGAAGTATAGCCTTATTCTTGATGCAAAGATAGGGAGAAAATTGATAAAATCAATGTTTATAGGGTAAATTTTGGGAAAAAAATTTTTTCAGAATCTATATTTTTAGAATTTATAGGAAAAGTGTATATTTTTTTATAATAAAAATTTTCGGATTCCCTAACTCCCGCTCTGAGGGTAAAAATCAGCACCCGCCCCGCTAGGGGGTATCTTTCGGGTACGATTCAAGGGTACAAAGGAATACCCCGTCTAAACATGTTTATTTGCGCTAGATTCAACGAACGCAAACAAAGTGATACAATATATCAGCACGAAGAAAGAACACGTCTAACATTGGCTGCAAATGAACAAAACGAACGTATCGTTTGCTTGCAGATATTTCCAATGGAAAGTAATTTGTCAGCATAAAGATTCAAGCCTGATAAAAGCTTACGCAAGAAATATTTTCCAATAGAAAACGCTTGTGTAAAGAAAATTCGCAAAGTTCCGAATCATTATTCATTTGCCGTTCTCCGTCCGTTTGTATTTATTAAGTATTAAGTATTAATACAAGTATTCTATTTTTATACTTTTATAAATTATTTATTATTGATATATTTTACTTTTTGTATTCATTACAATTTTATACTTTACTCATTTCTTATTTAATTTCACAAACAACGTTTTATATAAGCAAGCAATAAATATATTACTGTATACTTTTTATATATTCCTATTTTTGTAAACTTGTAATAATTACAACTTTGTTTTTATATTTATTTTAGTTGTTTATACAATAGTCAAATATTTGACTAATACCCCTTTATTCGTAATAATACAAACAATATATATATAAAGAATATTCCTACATACATACATACATACTTATTATACTAATATAATATACTATTACATTACATTCCACAGTATATTATACAAGTCCTCTTTAAATAAATGTTAAAAACACATATTCCTGAGAAATATTATACAAATATATTTGTAGATTAAAATATTATTCGTATCTTTGTAGTGTAATCAAAAAGGCAATAATAAACCTTAATATTACAAGTAGTTCTTTCTGATACTGACAAAAAGTTTGAAAATAATTGCAAATATATTTGCAAGTTTCAAATAAAAGTCTTACCTTTGTATCAGACAAGAAAACAGATAGTTCTTTAAATATTGATTAGTTATATACCTCATAAATATAAATAAGTCTTTCTTTTATATGGTATTTCTTCAATATCTATAATATCAGGAAAGCGTTATATTCATAAGTGTGAACCTTTCAACCTATATTACAGAACTTACTTTATAGTTCTTTGAATTATTGACAAAATTGTAAAATTAGTGTAGGCACTAATAAACTCGATAAAGCAACAGAGAGAGAAACGAATCGAAAGAAAACAGTTTAGACGGCTTTCTATTGCTTGTTTAATGCAGCCTGTTAGGCGGTTACAAGCCCGTGAAAATGCAGAGTAAACAAAAGAGTATTCACAATTAAATATTAGTCTTATGAAAGATATGGTAAAAGCAGTTCTTTGTGAACTTTCGGAAAAACAGATTAAAAGAATAAAGAACACAAGTAAAGAGTATGTATTGTAAAGACTTTTACCCAAAAAGGTGGTTTTACTGAAATTAAAGAGAACGGAAAAAGTTTTCTTGTGTGCTCTGTTGCTTTGCCTGAATCTGCTTTTAAGCTATTGTATTCAAGCGCAAAAATAAAGTCTATTGCACTATACAGTGACGGCGCATTTTTGGTTTTAAAGTTCTTTACAACTAAAGAAAGAATCAACAAATAAAGAAAGTTACTAACAATTAACAATATTATATTATGGAAAGATACGATTATTATTCAGCAGTCAAAGAAGATGTTAAAAATGTAGTTGTTAACGAATATAACTATATCGAAGAGTTGAAAAATGATAGAGAAGAGTTCGAACAAAGATTATACGACGAACTTTGGGTAAATGATTCGGTAACGGGCAACGCTTCAGGCAGCTATACTTTTAACGCGTGGCAAGCGGAAGAAAATATTTGTCACAACATGGATTTATTAAAAGAAGCTTGTAACGAGTTCAACACAGATTTAGCAGATATTATTGAAAGTGCGGAAAGTTGTGACGTCACAATACGATGCTATCTGCTGAATCAATCTATTTCCGAAATATTGGATGAACTGGAAGAAGAACTACCTGAAGACGAAGAAGAAGACTAACAAACATTTAGCGCACAAAGATAGGCTTTTTAACCTGATTCAATTTATCAGGGTGCGCACAATTTTTTAACTTACAAAATTATTGACTTATGAAAGCTACAAAAATCACTAAAAAGGAATTTATTTCTTTGTTGACATCGAAAGAATCAGCTTTAATCGGTGCATGTTTTTCAGGACATGAACTTCACACTAAAGCCAGTGAAGCTATCGAAATATTTAAGCCTGATTTTTCGCAAATGGAATTTAGAAAAGTCACAAAAGTACAGACAAATGCGCTGAGGTTCTCTAATGATTCATGGTTATACTTTGACCAAAAAGGGGAAAAGTCATACTATAGATTAACTGAAAATGTGATATATATGTATGAAATATCCCCCGATGCAGACGGAGAAAGTGTTCATAATATTATTGTGTACTACTTAAGATAATATGCACTTTGAAGCGGATGCAAACTATTTAAGAGAATGCACGAAAAAAGCCAAAGGATATAATATTTCAGGCTTAAATGCTTTTCTGATAAATAGATGATATGAACCTGAATACAAGGCTAAAATAATTTATAAATAACCTAAAAAAATACTATTATGAAAGATTTATATCAGATTAAACTAGAAGCTACAAATATATTATTAAATGAAAAAGCATCTAAAAAATATAATTTGCTAACAAGAAAAGAAGCATACAAAAGTATTCAAGACGGTTTTTGCGTTTGGGCTTTAAAGAAGAACGCAAACAATAACTATATTAAAGTTATGGAAAATTGGGCAAATAATAAACTGTTATATGTGCAAAAATACGGTTTGTATGCTGATAAACTAAATTTTGAAAACTTTAATTTCAACGTGAACAGATTGCAAGAACATAACGAAAGAATATACTTTATTATTGCAATATCTTATAAAGCTATCGAAAAAAAGGCTGAAGAAATAGCAAAAGCAAATAATATTGATTATACGCCTTATAAGATTTATTAATAATACAAACAACTATCAAAGGAGTGAGAAAATTTGGTATATATGCAGGTAGTAATAGTATAACCGCTAAATATATATGGATAAAACCTATTAATAAGTAAATAACCATGTTTGAACTCGAAAGCAAAGAACTAAAGCCGATTGAATTAATTATGAATCTTTTCACGGCAAATAAGATACATTTATCTATTGTTACGACTGAGAAAATGAAGTTTATTCAATCCAATACGATGAAATAGATAACGAAAAAGTCTTAGAAGAACTTGAAAGCATAGCAATAAAGTCTAACTTATAAATGTGAAGTATATGGAAATTATAATTATATCCGAATTGAAAAACGTTGCACCTAGATTCACGGCTGCAATTTGGCGCAAATATCAGGTTAACGAAACGTTTGCAACCGCAAATAAAGCAAAGATGTTTCACAACCTTAGAAATTGTCACTACAAATACATAAAGTACGATTCTTTAGGCAATGAAATAACGGTACGTGAAATTAACAACGCAAAGTTGAATTTATACGGAAACAGAGTGTAACAATATAGCCCGCAAAGGTTTGAAACCTTCCCGTCAGTGTGAGGTCTGAAAGCGGGCACGAACTTTTTATTATTGAATTATGTTAGCAACAGACAAACAAATTAGCTATTTGAATAGTTTAACCAAAAAGGTAAACTACATTTATTCAGTTTTCCCTGAATGTGGTATAAGTGAAGAGAATGCGCTTTTTTACAAGGGTGTAAACTGGAATCACGAAAGAAGTAAGGGTATGACTACTTTAGACGCAAGTTTAAAAATATCAGCCTTTAAAGATTTAATAATGTGGATTAATACAAAAAGAGTTTTAATGAATAAACCACAATTTTAAATTAACCGAACCATGTCCGACAAAGAAAAGCAGATAAAACGAACTATTTTGTTCGGCTACATGTGTGAAATGGAAATGTTTCACGATACATTGACCGCACTAAACGGTTACAACTTTAGTACGCTTCATTCAAAAAAGAAAGCGGAAATAAGGGATGCAATAAGCGACATTCAAAAGCAAATAAATGAGTTGTTGACAAAATTAGATTGATTGAATTATGAAATATCTATATCTTCGTGTAAGTTCAGAAGCACAAGACTTCACCCAGCAAATGCAATGTATCACGGACTATTTAAGCCGTATAAATGAAACAGCCGAACTATTGCAAGTTGTTGAAAAGGTTAGCGGGTCTGTAAAGCATACAGAAAGAAAGCTGAATGAACTACTAAAGCAATGTGACAAAGGTAGTACAATTTATATCAGTGAATTATCACGTTTGGGGAGAAATATGTCTGACCTATTTCAGATTATTACAGAGGCAAGCGAAAGAGAAATAACTATCGTTCAGGCTAAAGACGGTACAATTATAGAGAATAAATCTATCGGAGGGAAAGCGTTATTGTTTGCCTTGTCGCTTGCTGCTGAAATTGAATTGAATAACATCAGGCAACGAACTAAAGCGGGTTTGGATGCAAGAAAAGCAAACCATAAAGAGATAGGCGGTACAAATAACCTTTGGGGGAGCAAAAAAGGAAATACAGACCGAACTAAGGCAATTAGTGAAGCTTCCCAAGCATCAGCACAGATTAGACGAGAAAAAGCTCGTATGAATCCGGCAAATAAGGCTTTTTGGGAGTTTATAACGGACTATCAAATGATTCACGGAAAGATAACCGCAAATACGAACTTCCAACCTATTGCAGACGAACTGAATAAACGTGGCAAAGTTACTTCAAGCGGACTACCTTTTGATAAAAAGAGAGCACGTGCTATGTATAATAGTTTAAGAAATATTTATGAACTTTAATTATAGGAGATTGAATTATGAATGTTAAATTTTATGCAATAGTAAATAACGGTAAAAATAAAATATTAATTGCTGATTGGTGTGTTCATCCTGAAACATTTGAACGTGATTTGATACTATATAAGACTGGTATGGCAATGGGTGCAAGGCTTAAATATAAACACGGACAAATATTTTGTGAAAGCGAAAGCGGAAAACTTTTGGATTCATGTAATTTTTAAACAGATTGAGCTATGAAAACCATCTTTTTATCCACAATATTATTCTTACCTTGTCTGTTGGTATTGAATAAGTCAGAAACAGTAATACCTAACATTATCGGTTTGCTTTACATAATGCTTACTGCATACAATTTGCAGACCGAATCAGGGAAGAAGTTTGCAAAGAGTTTAAAAGAGGAAATGAACTGTTTAACAGATAAAATACTGAAATGATATGAAGATACATGAAGAAAATAAAATAGTAAGATTGCTGAACTACTTGAATTATACAGGTGAAGAAACCGAAAAGATAATTGACGCAATAGACAATAAGAATGTCGGAGAGGATGAATTAATCGAATTAATGGAAAACTTAAAGAATTGGGAGGACTGAACCATGTTATTTATCGTACTTATGTTTTTGGCAATTTTAGGTGAAAGTGTTAATTCAGCTTGCAAGCCCAACAGATAATTTTATATAAGCCTATTTTAGCGACTTTCTTTTATTAATAGTGTAATTATATAGTATAAGTAGAGATAATTGAAATTAGAGCAAATAAGATAGTAAATTTAGAGTATTATGGATTTGTCAGAATGTACCGATAGCCAATTAATAGAAGAGTTAAAGAGAAGGCAATTAAATAAGGTTGCCGAATCATTGGATAGGGAAAAGAAAAAGCCTTATGTATTTTGGCGCGGTGTGGTTGTTCACAGAAGTTCTAACTCATGGGGAGCAGTTTCTAATAGATTTGTCTTTATCGTTGAGGATAAAGAAGGTAGATATAAAGCCACATTGTTAGGTAATATCGGCTTCAATCAGAAGAATATGCCTAAATTAGGTGATAAGGTATTGTTAAGATATAAGCAAGGATTCGGATATACTTGTAACAAAGGGCATTCAAAAATAATAGAAATTATAAAGGATTGAATTATGAGCACATTTGAACTATTGGAAGAGTTATGTAAAAAGCCAAAGCAGGAAATTAAATACGGCTTACTTGCTTTGATGCTGAAAGACAAGATAGATTTTATTGATTTGAACGCTTGCTATGTCGAATATCTTAATAGCATTAAAGAGGACAGATTAAACCAGCTTATCGAAGCGGAAACTTGTGTGCTTGAATCATTCCACCACAAGAAAGGGAATAAGGAAGAATACGACAAGAAACACACGCAAAGATGCTTGTATTTGCTGAATAAGTCGAAGCGATTTAACATGAGTAACTTGAACGAAAAGTACGAATATGACGAAGAGTTCGGAAAGAAGATGTCTTGGTATGAGAGAAATAAAGAGAGTGAGAATAAATATTAAGGATTAAGTTATGAAAGATACCATAATAACCGCATTAATATCATGCCTAATAACATCGTTTATTTGGGCAAAAACTATTCCTGAAGAAAAGGATTGTATAGAGGTTGTAAGGATAGAAAAACAAACCGTGGATTGGAACAAATTAATAGAAGCTATAATTTGGAGAGAGAGCAGAGGAAATGATAATTCTGTAAACCACAAAAGCAATGCAGTAGGATGCTTGCAGATAACCCCTATTTACTTGAAGCAATGCAATAAGATTGCCGGACATGAGAAGTACAAGCTATCCGACCGATATAGCAGAAGTAAGTCTATTGAAATGTTTAACTTGTATCAGTCATATTTCAATCCTGAGAAAGACTTACATCTAGCAATTAAGCTGCACAATCCTAGAGCGAATTATAGCTATCATAGGGATATTGAAAAGAAGTATAAGGATTTAATTAATAAGTAGAATTATGAAAAAGTTATTTTTATCAGCATTTGCCGTATTTGCCTTGATGTCATGTGCAGAGAAAACGGCAGAAGATTATGTAAAGGACGAGTTTATGAACTATGTGAGAACGGACTTTGACAATCCTACTGAATTTGAAAGTATAACAAGCATAGAGCCTATTGATACGTTATGCAACAAAGATGCACTGGATATAATAGGCAGAATTGAATCATTGAAAGATATTATGCTTGATAGTCAAAAGGAGAAACTGAATAACATAAAGACTAGACTTGAAAATGACAAGACTTCTACGGTTACATACGAGTTAAAGGTAAGACTTGACAAGAACGGAAGAAAAAAGGTAGTTAGTTATTATGCCATAGACGATGGTTTTATTATTACAATTCAAGACCATGAACTGCAAATAAATGAAACTCCGAAAGTATATCAGGATTTCTACGAGTTTATGTATGACCTAATGGAATAAAAACTTAAATTATCTTTCTTGCCATTTGGCTTAAATGGCTTTAGTGTAAATATTTCATGTTATTATATTTGCTGATGTCTTATTTAATGACAATATAGTAGATTTACTACATTTGGCATATATCTATTTTACTACACTTTGCTTTAGGTATATATCAAATTTACTACGGGGTATATCAAATTTACTACACTTAATTTAAATGGATATATAGCAGATTTACTACAATAAAAAGTGGTATTTTATTTTGCACATTTAAAATATTTTATTATATTTGCAAAGCGATTAGGAGGTAGTTGGGAGTAGCTACCCAATGATAAGAGTTTTCGCAGTTGCTCTCCTCCAAAGTCGCTTTTGTTCAACCTAACTGCGAGCGAATAAAATACTGCGATTATGAAAATGATGTTTTATCAGGAGCTATTATCCGAGATGGAATATACTCCTAACGAAAAGATTATTTATTCTTTTCTTATCTACAAATCAATTACTTTGATTGATTGTGCTTTCACATCTGATGGCACAGAATTAGACTATAATGAAATAGTAAATACCTTAGAATGGGACAATGTTGTTACCATGTATAGTATAAGTCAAAGAAAGTTGGCAAATACTTTAGGTATAGCAAATAAGTCTGTATTCAATGCGTTAAAGACTTTAGATTATTATAGCGACATAAATCTTAAACAAAGTCTTATTAAAATACAACCTAAAATCATAAAAGGGAAGTTTTTCCCTTTACTTCTTGAAAGTGGATTGAAAGGTGAGTTACTTATCTTTTATTCCTATCTTAAACATAAAAGTGAATATTTCGGTGGTACTATTGATACCTTTAAATATAAATTAGCAGAAGAATTTCATACAACTAAAATAGCAGTAACAAATATGCTGAATAGGCTGTATAGAAAAGGATTTGCTGAACGACTTGAAAACGGAAAATTAAAAATCAATTAAATATATAGGAGATAAACGAATGAAGTATATGGGTAGTAAAGCAAGAATAGCAAAAGATATTGAACCTATTCTCACAAAACACTTAACTAAAAATAGATATTATGTAGAACCATTCAGCGGGGGGATGAATATGATGTGTAACATAAATCACTCTAAACGACTTGCTTCTGATAAAAATAACTATCTTATAGCAATGTGGAGATTTCTTTGTGGAGGTCATAATTTCCCTAAAACAATTAGCAAAGAGCTTTATTCTGAATATCGTGCCAAATTCAATCAAAAAAGATTTAACGGATTGGGTGATACATTGGAAGAAGCTATGATTGGTTGGATTGGATTTATGGGTAGTTTTAACGGAAGGTTTTATGACGGTGGGTATTCAAGTCATAATTCAAATGGTGTTGATTTTATAGGTAATCAAATAAAAAACACCCTTTCACAAGTAGATAAGCTGCAAGGTGTTGAGTTTTGGTGTGGCAGTTATGATAGCTACGAAATGCCTAAAAAATCAGTTATATATTGTGATATCCCATATAAAGGCACTAAACAGTATTTGACTTCAAAAGATTTTAATCACGACACCTTTTATAGTTGGTGTAGACGAATGACGAGAGAGGGCAATGATGTTATTATATCGGAGTATCAAGCACCCGAAGATTTTGTATGTGTTTGGCAAAAACAAGTTACTAATTCAATGAGCTTAAAGAATACATACAAGCCAACCGAGAAACTATTCGTTCACGAAAGTATAGCTGATAAATATATGTCTAACGAATTAAAGCTATTTTGATATGAAAATATACGGGATAGCAAAAGAGTATTGGGGTGGTTATTCATACTCATGCGATTTTAGTGAGGATATAGAATTGTATATCAGCAAAGAAAAGAGGGATAAACAAATGGAAGAGTACAATTTATATAAAGCCACTGGAGAAATCTATGGGAATAATAAAAAATACATATATTAAAGCTACAATTGATATATCTGATGCGATATACAAAAGAGTTCCTAGAAAGTTAAAGAAACTTGTCAAGAAATCACATTACATTGGCATAACTGACGATAGCATAGCTTTGTACGGAACGGACTATTTACCTCATGGCGTTGCTTTTGAGTATTCCTATGGGCATCGAAAGCAGAAGTTTAAAACTAAAGTTTTATACAGAAAAAAAGTTTTAGAATGTTATTTGAAAGGAGTTTTAATATGACCAACCCATTAATTCCCAAAGACAACTATATCAGTCGGATTGCTGATAGGTTGAAGAAAGAAGAGAATGAGAAAAAGTATAATGAATTTGCCTATATTTTCTACAAAAGCATAAAAGAAAGTGTTAATAGGAATATCCCATTAAATCTTACCAATATGCTTAAAATAGAGAATGAAGCTATTAAGAAAATGTTTAAATTGAAGTAATATGAAAGAACCCATTATCAACTGCCTTGTAAAATTATTCGGCAGAGAAATTGAAATTAAGAGAATTGACACTATGTCGGTTTACTTTGTGAGAAAAGAAAAAGTATTCCGAATCTGGTACAAAAACAAGTTTGTAGAAGAAATAGAAGAAGAGCGAGCTTTGCCAGTTAGTAAGGAAGCACGTGCAATCGGATTGAAAATTAAGGAATATTTTAGCGAGAAGGAGGAGTAACTCATGCAAGTTTTTTGTCCATTAGCGGAGCCATATTTTACTGCACAAGAAATGTCACTCGATAAACGAAGGCTAAATAAGCAAGTGATAGAGGCAGGTCAAATTTTAAATAGTATCAATGGTTACAGCAAAAGCTGGAAAAATCATCCAGTATTTTTGATGTATAAAGACCATTCCGATTGGCTTTACAATTACATGTTTTGTCTAAGTTGTTATATAAAAAGTGATTTTATAAACGCTAAATATTATAGTCAACGAGCTGACAATGTAAGACCAAACTTTTTAAATAACAAAGAATTGTTGGATGCCCACAAGCGCAGATTATTCACAAAAGCACCTAATTTATACCCTCACTTTGCTTCATACGGAACAAGCGAAGAAAATTGGTATTGTGTATCGGGCGAGATTGTAAAATATATAAATGGTAAACGTATAAAAGAGTAAGATTATGAAAATCAAATTTATATTTTTATTAATACTATATGCTATATTTTTGCCGATGATAATAATTGGTACACTATTAATGATTGTAGGCAGGTTGATTATTGCATTAGGTTATTTATTTTGGATAGAACCTTATTTGTCAAAAAATGAATTGATAGAGTTATATGATAATATTAAATGTTGGATAGGATTGTAAGCTATGAGAAAGAAAGAATTTTACAACTTTATAGAGCATGAAAGGCATAACAGATGGGGTGATGATTATATATTTATGGAGGAAAACGGTAAAGCCGTTGGAAGAGTATATTATTACAGCGATGAACCTGACATTGCCTACATTGAAGGGCTTCACGTATCGGAAGATGAAAGGCAGAAGAGGATAGGTAGTATACTTCTTGATAAGCTGGTTCAGAAGTGTATTGATTCAGGCGCAAGAGAATGTATGCTTTGGTGCTACAAAGATAGCTGGGTGCTGAATTGGTATATATGTTTAGGGTTTGAATATTGTAGCGAACATCAAGATGAAGAAAATGCAGTATGGATGATAAAAAATTTGATTACATTATGAACAAATCGTTGTTTAAAGACGCTCGTGATTATGAAATTGCAAAATTAAAATTCGCAATCGAACGATTCAGAAAGTATGATGAAGAAAGAAAATCTTTCTATAAAGATAAACTGCAAAGACTTGGAGAATTGGAAAGTTATATTATAGAACTCGAATCTGGTCTAATGGTTAATGAACTTAAAAGTAAAATAGAAAATCAGAAAAAAGAAATACAATCATTAATAAAATAATAAAAGCACATAATATTGAATGTAGTAAATCAGAAGAGGATATTGATAATATTATAAGAATAGATTCTATGAAAAGGCAAAACAAAGAACTTAGAAAACAAATTAAAAGTTTAAAGACTTCACTAAATAAGGTTGTTTTAAAGCTAAACAAGAAGAAAGGTGAATGTTAATTTATGAAACTCCGAAAATACAAGGCTTGCGAATTAGACCCACGTTCGGTAGTCGTACCGATTGCTGATGTAAACAAAATTGTGAACTATATAAACAATATCTGTAAATCGGATATGAGTGATAAAGATAAAATTGAACTGATAAAATACTATATGAAGGATATAAAATGAAAAAGGTATGCGAAATATGCGGAAAAGAAAAACCGTTATCAGAATTTAGCAAGTCTTATAAGAACAGATGTAAGGAATGTGTGGCTGAAATAACAAGAGAGAATAGACGTGCCGAGAAAGAGTTTAGAGAAATCCACCAAATCAAGAAAGAATTGGGATGGGATGAAAAAAATATTGATTGGGAAACGAGAAGGTACGAATTGGCGAAAGAATACTCTAAGGTCTTCATAAACCTGCAACAAGAGAAAGGTAGAATTGATTGTGGATGCTATGTTCCAGATGTGGTCGAATGGTCTGTTGAGATTGCCGATGCACTAATAGCAGAACTTAAAAAGAACCCAATTAACAATAAATAACAATATATTTGCAATTCATAATAAATATATTTGTAGATTTGTAACAAATAAAATTGTGAATTATATGAAAGAATTTTTAGTAAATCTGATAAACGAAGAACGAACAAAGAAGAAATTAAGCAAAAGTGAACTTGCAAAAAGAGCAGGTATCACATTAAATCAGTTCCGAAATATCGAAGCAGGTAGAAATACTACCATTGATTCTTTGGATAGAATTTTGAAAGCACTTGAAGTTAAACGAGTAAATATTAAATTGGTATGAATATGAAATACAAGGAAAGAGATTTTAAAGACGATACAGAAGTAAAAGAAATAGACTACGGTCTTGAAATTTACGATGGGAAAGACAACAAATACGTAATTAACGTAAATCCGTTTGGAGAAATTGAGATTACTTCAAGCATTGGAAATTTAATCGTAAATCCGAGATATGCAAATCAGATAATCATAAAGACAGAAGAATAAATCATTCGTAAAATAATAAATGTATAATATGAAAACAATTAAAACTCACACAGGAAAGATTTATGTAGATACCGAAAAGAAACTTGAATTTCTTACAGTAGGTGATTACGGAAAAGAAAATAACATCAAGGCTGACTTTCTCGGTCTGACAAAAGAAATCAACGGAGTAGCTAACACAGAAGTAGATTTGCGTAATAAATGGGTTGCTACTATCTCTACACAGAAAGGTTGCCCGATGAAATGTAAATTCTGTGATGTTCCTAAATTTGGCTTCTTTGGTAATGTTTCAGTAAATGAACTTGCTTATCAAATTAAAATGATTATCAAAAATGAAGATGTAAGAGAAACTGAACGATTTAATGTTCACTTTGCAAGAATGGGAGAACCAACTTGGAATGAAAATGTGCTGGCTTTTTCTATGATGCTGAAAGAACTTGTAAAGACTTGTGGATTAAAAGCAAAGACTGTTCATCCAGTAGTATCTACTATGCTACCAAAAGCAAATAAGAAATTGAAACAGTATATTCTTACTTGGTGCGAAATAAAAAATGATTTTTACAATGGTGAAGCAGGACTTCAGTTCTCTATCAATTCAACTGGTGACGAACAAAGAAATCAGTTATTTGATAGAAAAAGTTTATCTTTAACTGAAATATCAGAATTAGCTGAAGATTTACCAATGCCCAAAGGTAGAAAATATACTTTGAATTTTCCTGTAACTGCACAGACTATTCTTGATGCAAAGAAACTCTCTGAGTTATTTGACAAGAATAAGTTTATTGTAAAAATTACCCCAATTCATGAAACAAATTCAGCTATTGAAAATGGTTTTGAAGTAACTGGATATGCTGATTATGATGTGTACCGCAAATTCGAACAGCCGCTGCTAGAAGAAGGATGGGATGTCATCGTATTTGTTCCTTCAAAAGAAGAAGATAGTGATAGAATTACTTGTGGAAATGCATTAATCAGTGAAATGAAATAATTATGAAAACAATAACTCTTAAAAAACTCACCTTGCAGGATTGGCGAGGACAGAACAAAGTTATAAACTTCGGTCACAATACAGAAATCAAAGGGAAAAACAAGAGTGGAAAATCAAGTTGCTTCAACGCTTGGCTTTGGTTGCTTACTGGCTCAGACGAACAAGACAGAATAAACTACAAACTGTTCGATGATACTTTGCCGCTTACTTATGAAAACTCAAAACTTGCATCTACCGAAGCCGTGTTGGATATTGACGGAGTAGAATATACGTTGAAAAAGACTGCAAAGCAAGGTTGGACGAGAAAGAAAGGGCGTGAGGAATACGAAAAGAAAGCTACTGATGATTACAAGTTTTACATTGATGGAATTGAGAGAAGCGCAGGAGATTATAAGTCATTTATCGAAGAAACATTTGCGCCTTTCGACAAGCTGAAACTTATGCTGAATATCAGACATTACGAATCACTTGATTGGAAAGACATGCGCAAGCACTTTGAATCACTTGTAGGCAATATTGATGAATCTGAAATGAAAGGCGACTATACCGACATTCTGAACGACTTACGGAAATATCCTATTGATGAGGTCAAAAGCTCTTACAAGTCAAAAATAAAATCCGTAAAGTCAAGCGTAGAAAGTCTGCCTATCACTATTCAGACATTGCAGACAAGTTTACCTGACATTCAAGGGTTAGATGATGTTAAGAAAGAAATCGAAGAAACGAAGAAACAGATTGCCGACATTGACGCACAGATTACAGGAAGCAGCGAAAGCGTTCAGCAGTATATCGACAAGAGAAATGCAGAGTTGAAAGAGATTGCTGAACTTGAAAGAGAGTTGGCAGAAGCAGAAAGCAAGTACAACCTGAAACCGATTGAAGAAGCTAACAAGATTAAGGCAGAAATGGCTGAAATTTATATTAGAAATGCGCAGATTTTGAAAGAAAATGAATTATCCAAGCAATCTATCGAAAACGCAGAGAAAACGCTTAAATCGGCAACATCTAAACTTGAAAAGCTGAACGAGTATCGCAACACATTGCTAAAACAGAATGAGAAAGTAAAAGCAATGGTATTCACAGATGATAAATGTGCCTATTGCGGACAGATTTTGCCGGAAGATAAACTTGAAGAAGCCAAGAAGCAGTTCTTTGAAAGAAAAGAAGCCAAACACAATGCTATTGTAGCAGAAGGTAGAGCAAACAATGAAAAAATTGCCGAGGTTAAGAAAGAGATTGACGAAGCAATGACTGTTATCGAAAAAGGATATACCGAAAAGCCTTTGCTTGACAAGACTGAACTTGAAAGCAGATTAGCCGATTTGAGAAAGAATTTTATTCCGTATAAGGAAACTATCGAAGGCAAGGAGAAAGTGGCTAAAATCTCAAATAAGAAGGCAAATATGACGGTCGTACCAACGCAGGATAATGCGGCTTTAATCAACATGAAGAAAGACCTTATGAATGATGTTGAGGAACTTTCTAAGAAACTCGGTGTAAAAGATACATACGACAAGCAGATTGAGGTTATCAAGCATAAACAGAACGAACTTAGAGAGAGCAGCATCGAACTTGCAAGACTTGAAGGTATGCTAAACAAGGCTATAAAGTACGAGCAAGAGAAAGCACAGCTTGTTTCTGATAAGGTGAACGGAATGTTTGACTATATTTCTGTTGTAATGACTTCGGTAAACAAAAGCGGAGATATTGTACCCGATTGTAGAATCCTCGATTCAGAAGGTGTGTCGGCACAAGTTACAAATGCAGCAAGCAAAGTTAGATGCGGACTTGATTTGTCGTTAGGTTTTCAGAAGTTCTATGGTCTTAACCTGCCGATATTCATTGACGAATCTCATACGGTAGATGAAGATAATTACCCATTGATAGAAAATCAGACTATCAAAATGTGGAACAATGGTGGTGAATTTAATGTAGAAGTAAAAGATTGAAGTTATGAGTAAGCAATGTTTAAATATTTCACAGATGCAGCACCTGAAAGATTTGGGTGTTCATACAAGTAAAGCAAGCATGTATTGGGTAAGGCTGGTAAGACTTCCAAAAGTTAAGAACAAAGAGAAGGAAGTATTAATAGATTGGTTTTTAGACTTACAAAAAGAACACATGCACGTAGGGTATGACGAATATGAATGTTTTCCGACATTTACCTTGCAGGATATTTTGGATTTACTGCCAAGCACAATAAGTATAGAAACCACTGATGAGATTAATGAATACTGGCTTGAACTTGGTGTAAGCGAAAGGAATAAATCGTATTGGTTTGTACAATATAGGTCAATAGAGGATAGTATATATGTAATTAGGGAAAATGAAAGCCTTATTGACGCAGCCTACGAAATGCTTTGTTGGTGCATAGAAAACGGATATATTAAAACAAGTAAGGAGGAATAATTATGCCGCAGCAGTATAAACAAGTATTGGAAGTAGACAGACTGATTGGTGCAGAAGTCCACGAAAGAGTTTTCAACGGAGAAATCGTAGAATGTATCAGCATACCGATAAAAGAAAACGGTATGCACTTTACAAACAAGGGAAGATTGCTAATGGAAATGTATGTGACACCAAGACGACCGAATCCGCAGAATATAACGCATTACCTTTCGCTTTGCTTCAATCCGTTGGTGAAGCATGAGTATCTGAAAATAAAGGCAGCAGGATTCTATGAGCAGGTAAAGTTTATCGGTCACATGTTTCCGTGGTCTAACTATAAGAGAAGGTGGGGCAACAAGCCTAAGACAGAAGATAGTATTGACGAAGCATTAAGTGTGGAGGAATAGGATATGAAACTTAAATGTTATGAAAATGTAGTTTCTAAAGTTTTCGGAATAGAGGACTTATTTAGGAACACTAAAAAGATGGAATACATAGAAGCACGTGCTACACTGTTTTATCTTTTAAGACAATATACAGACCTGAAATACATAAAGCTAGGCGAGATTTACGGATTTGTTCATTCCAACATAAGACATCATGTTATAAATATGGAATTTCGCCTGAAATACGACAAGAATTTGCGTGATAAAGTAGAAACTTGTAAAAAAATGATAGAAAATTTTGCAGATATGAAATAAGTTTGTATATTTGCAAAGAATAATAATAGGTTCACAATCAATTTTTTTTGATTGAAAGCATTGGTTCGTGAGAATAGATGCTTTATCCCCTTGTAGTTTAACATGGTAAAACGAAGAAAAGCGCAAAAAGGTGATTCGAGTTCATCCAAGGGGACATAATAGCCGCACAATAATTACGTAATAAAAGCGGAACGAAACACGTAAGCACAAAGTTGGCTTATCCTAATCGTCAGTAGGCACTCCCTCTCGGTGGTGGATGATGAGAGGAACTTGCATTGTGGCGGAAGTAGACGCAAAAAAACTGTAATGTGGTAGCCGAACCACACATTAAACAAAAAAGGTTTCAGCGCAGAAGTGCGGAAGCGGTTGCAGGTATCGAATCCTGCCGATGCACTAACCAAAAACAAATAACAATGAAAAGAGTTCTTTATTTAATTGAAAAGGCAGTAAGAAGATGCTTAAACAGCAAATCAATGTTGCCTACGGGAATGTCGCCAATTTGGTGATTAATTCCCACAAAGTTAAATAAAGTTAATAGATTTGGATATTTGAAATTTATGTATTATATTCGCAGTGTTATCAGAAGAATAGGCAGCTTGTGATACGCAAAGCTTTGAAAACTTCATATCAAAAACATAGTAAATAAGTTGAGTATAGATAGGTTGCCTACATCAAAAATTGATGCTATCTATACGGCTTCATAGATAAACAAGAGCCTTGTCAGATAGCGATTCTGATAAGGTTTTCTTGTTTTATATACTAAAAGTTTTATTATGGCAAACAAAGTGAACATACGACAAGAAGATATGCAGATGAGAATTATCAATCTGCCTACTTCCATTCTTACCAAGTGCAAGGATAAAAATACCTTGTTCTCGGTAGCTATTGCTTTGTTTGTAAAAGCCCATAGCGGTGATTCTATGTTCCGAAATACTTCCGTAAGAAATATCCGTGATAAATTCGGTGTAGGTCAGGTAAGAGCAAGAAAGATTATAAACGCTGTAAAAAACAACAATACATATTTCAAGTACAACAAGTATACTGACGCATTTGTAGCCAAAACTTTCAAGAACAAAACTATCGTATCAGATAACAAGTTCGGAAAGAAAATTTGGTCTATGTATGTCGTAAGACTTGTGATTGACAAAGACTGGTCTTTACTTGATATAGAGAAGTATGTACACGACATGATTTATCTTCATGCAATCAACGCAACTGAAAGAAGCGATAAGTTTTACTCTTGTAGAGAAATCAAAAACAATATCTTGTTGACAACCAAAGATGCGCTGACATTAAACAAAATGAAGAATATCGGTGGTGTATGTAAATCTACTGCACGCAGACAACTTCTGAAACTTCAAGCAAACAACATGATTAATATCAAACAAGGATATACACAGTTAGTCCTTTCTTCTGTATGCGAAGGTTCTATCCGTGAAAGCGGACTTGAACACGTTAATATTGTATATGACAGAAAACGTGGCTTCGGCTATATAGTTGTTCCGAATCAATACAAGATAACTAACAGAAGTATTACCCAGTCTTTCAGGAATATCATTTTCAATCACAAGAAAAGACAAACTTTCAATGCTAAGACTAAAGAAGTTGACATCATGGAAACTCCTTTAACGGCTGCTTATGCTTGATTTTTGGTATGTGTACCCGAAATGAAACACTTGACAGTATATACTACTTGTAGAGTAAGTATATGTATATATTAGGAATATATTTAGAGTTTATGTTTAACGGATAAAATAGTTATTATGAAAATAGTAAGTAAATTAAACGCAATCTTTAAACTAAGCAAAGTTAAAGATGCAGAAGGAGCAAAAGTTTGGATGGTGTCATGGGATGCAAGATACGGAGAATTTTGTTCTGAAAAGGAGTGTGTCTCAAAGGCTTTCTTAAACTATGAGGATGCTAAAGCATTTGCTGATTCATTGAAAGACGCTAAGAAATTGCTACAATACACCGAAAGTATAAATATCACAATTAAAGAGCAAGAATAGCATGAAACTCACCGAAGAAATGAAAAAGAAGATTGATGCCTACTTTGAAAGAAAATCTGCGGAAGAGGTGGAAGAGATACTGAAAAGGTATGGCATAGAAATTTCTCCTAAAGAAAACATAGAGGAAAGACCTGTTGGAGATGTGTTTGAGTTTGAGGGAACAAAACTTAAAGTAGTCAAATCTATGGATTCAGCTTGTTTCGGATGTTACTTTCATACAACAAGAGGATGCAAGCATCAAAATATGAAAGGCATTGGTGCTTGTGATAAAAAGGATAGAAGTGATAGAAATTATGTAAAATTTATAAAAGCATCCTACCAACAATTCAAACAACTTTTAAACGAAAACAATATGGAAACAAAAGAAGTAAAAATTCAAGTACCGGAAGGTTATGAAATTGACAAAGAAAACTCAACATTCGAACTCATCAAGTTTAAGCCTATTAAGAAAGTGCTGACTTATGAGGATGTGGCAGAGGAATTGTTTTTTGGAAAAGGTATGTGTTATACTACGTATGACGGTTCTATTATTAATGTAATAAGTTGCAGTAAAAGCGAATACAAACAACCTAACAACTTCACGTCAGAAAAGCAAGCTCAGAAACTCCTTGCTATCAACAGACTGATGAATGTAGCTAGATATTTGAATGGTGATTGGCAACCGGATTGGAGTGATGGTACATCGCAGAAATATTATTTATCAATTAAGAAAGAAGATAGTTCTATTACGACAGATTTCGCACTACAGAAATGCTCCGAAGTGGTTCATTTTAAGACATTGTATTTAGCTCAGCAAGCCATAGAAATCTTAGGCGAAGAAACAATCAAGTTAGCATTAAGTACGGATTGGTGATATGACGGAAATAGACATCGTTTGCGAGAGAATTGAAAGAAACGTTGAGTTATTGGTTAAAATAATTGGAAGATATGGAACAAGACACTAAGACGGTCACGATGCCGCTTTCGGAGTATAACCAATTAATACAAAATTCAAACAAATGTTTTGTAGAACTATACGGATATACAAAAGAGGAAATTGAAGAATTACAATTATCAAGAAACGCATCTATTAACAATACGATATATTGGACTAATAGGTACAACGATTGTGAAGAAAATTTGTCCGAAGCAAAAGAAGTGATACAAAACTTAAAAGATACAATATCTAAAATAGAATCTGAACTATCAAAATATAAAAGCAAAAAATGGTACGAATTTTGGAAGTAAATACTTTGAAACTTCAAACCAATTTGCTATCTTTGTAACAAGAAAACAAACCATTAAAAACATATAGATATGGCAGAAGAAAACAAACAGAAAATTAGCGGTAGAATCATCGCAGTAATGCAAATGAAAACGGGAACTTCACAGAAAGGTACATGGGCTTCTCAGGAATATGTGCTTGAAACACATGATTCATATCCTCAGAAAGTATGCTTTGAAGTTTTCGGTACAGAGAAAATCCAACAATTCAACATTCAGATGAATGACGAGGTGGATATTATGTATAACTTCGATGCTCGTGAATTTAAAGGACGTTGGTACAATACTATCCGTGCTTGGTCTGTATTCAAGCGTTCGGAAGGCGGTCAGTCGCAAGTAGCTACACAAAGTAGTGGTGATGTGCCTAAAGCGAGTGAAGCAGTAGCACAAGACAATGGAATATCAAGCGAACTTCCTTTTTGATAAATAACTAAAAATCAATAACTTATGAAATACAAAGTAGGAGATAAGGTTCGTATTAAGTCGAGAGAGTGGTATGATTCCAATAAAAATAAATATGGTGATGTAGATTTTCCGTGCTGCACATTTACTGCTGAAATGTCTGAAATGTGCGGGAAAGTCTATCAGATTACAGCTACAGATACAGATGGAACTTATTTTGCAAATGGTTATTGGCTTCTTGAAAATTTTATCGAAGTTTTAGTATCTGACGAAAAACCGCTTATTTCTACCGAACTGATAAAAGATATAACCGAAGTGATTAAAACGCATAATTTGGGCGTGTCTATAAGCGAAAATGAAGGCAAACTTATTATCGAACCATTGAAAGTTGAAGAAGATTTGCCGATTGATACTCCGTGTATGTGTAGTTGTTCTATGCAAGGGCAATTAGCTTGGTTTGTTAGGTTTTATGCAGGTAAAGGTCAGACTTGGTGGGATTTAGGGAAATCGCATAACGAAATGAGAAAAGTTGATTGGAATTGTATTATACCGTGGGATAAATTCAACCCCAACAACATTGAAGAGTCACTGAAATATAACATCGTAAATAAATAAGATTGTGTTAGAACCGAATGAATTAAAAGAACTTGTGTACGCACAAGACAAGAACGTAGGAAACTTTGAAGAAACAAAGAACGAAGCCTATAAGATGAAACGTATTCAACGCATGGCTAAGTTCAACAAAAAGACACACACGGTAATTGAAACATTGCAGAAATGGGGATTGCCGTTTACTCTTTGTGAAATTATTCACGGGAAGAAACAAAGACACAGAATCACAACCGACATCTTTATTCCTGATGCAAACGTGGTTATCCGTCAAGTAGACATGAATGATGAAGTAGAAGTTTCAAAGGCTAATCTTTTCTTTAAGTCAATGAAAGCAAACTTCTATCCGATGTTTATCCGTTCGACAGATAGCGAAGAATTTGTAATTACAAAGTTGCAGAACGTATTGCTTAAAGCGAATCAGAAGCCGATGAAAGGTTTCAGCAAAATTAAGTTTATAAAATATGAGAAGCCTAAAAGACCTCGCATTAAAGCGGTGAAAGTTGGGAGAAGTAAATAAGTAATAATTTAATAGTGGAAAGCTACGTTAGTGCCAAATAACTATGAATGAAATTTATTGGATAACAAGACTTGATGCAATACAAGCACTTCTTTTTGTGCTTTCAGCTCTATCTATTATTGCAGTTATTGTATGCTTTATAAGATGGGTTGATAAAGAGATTAAAAACGGAAAAGCTAAACATTTTGTAATTAGCATTTTTGTAAGTCTGTTTTTAATGATAGCACTTGTATTAACCCCAAGCACAAAGGATGCATTTATGATTTGGGGCGTAGGCGGCACTATTGACTACATCAAGTCAAACGAAACGGCTAAGCAATTACCCGACAAATGTATTCAGGCATTGGATAAGTTTGTAGACGAATATATGTTAAACGAAGAAGATAATAAGGAGGAATAGTTATGTATTACGAAGTAACTCTTAAAGTAACAAAACAAGATAACAAAGGCAAGGACAAGGAAGTAAAAGAAAGCTTCTTGGTAGAAAATGCTGAATTGTGGAGCGAAGTCGAACAACGTGGGCTGGAATTGTATAATAGTGAAGCGGATATCGTAGCAATGAAACGCTCTTCTGTTATTGAAGTAGTAAACGAAAAGAAGGAAGATACTCCTATTTTCAAGGCGAAACTTATCTCTACTTATGTAGACGAGAAAGGTAAGGAAAAAGAAAAGTCATGGGTAGTAGCCTTGTTTGCTGCCGACATGAACGAAGCCAACAAGAAGATGCAGGAATACATCAAGCAAGGTATGGAGGACTTAACTCTCCGTGAGATTAAATAGACAAATCTGTTGGAGATTATCTAAATATTTTGTAACTTTGTGGGGTAGGGATAGTCGGAAGTCATGAGCCGATAATAAGAATAAATCTGATGGGTTCTTCCCTACTTCACTTTCCCATCAGAATAACTTTTAAAACCATCAGAAAATGGAAACAGAAATTTACAAAAATCTAAGTTTAGAAAACCTTCCTAATGAGGAATGGAGGTTTATACCTGATTGCGATAACCTATATATGGTAAGCAATATGGGTAGGATAAAAGCTCTTGCTTCTATCAGAAAGTTTGGTAATACTAAGCGAAAGCACAGAGAAAGAATTATTAAACAATTCCCGAATTGGCAGGGGTATCTATCTTGTCGTATCTCTAATTTAAAAGGAGAAAAGATAAGAATTTCATCACATCAGTGTGTCGCTGACGTATTTATACCAAATCCTAACAATCATCCATGCGTAAATCATAAAAATGAAATAAAATCAGACAACAGAGCTGAAAATTTAGAGCATTGCACGTATTCTTATAATTTAAAATATGGAAGCAGGAAGTATTGCAATTCAACAAAAGTTTACCAATATTCTTTAAACGGTGAATTTATTGCGGGATTTAACTCGGTATTAGAGGCTTATCGAGCAACTAACACAAATAGAAGCTCTATAAGTAATTGTTTGTGTGGGTTAGCGAAATCAGCGAATAAATTTATTTGGAGGAATGAAGCAAACAAAAATGACAAATTTGAAGAATACCAAGATTTTAATAAACAGCCTGTTTCGTGCTTTCTTTTAAATGGTGATTATGTATGTGATTATGAATCAATAGCAGACGCTGGAAGAAAGTTAAACTTATGCGCAACCTCCATCGGCTTAAATTGTAGAGGTAAAGTAAATAATGTGAATGACTATATATTCAGATACAAACGATAAACATTAATTATTATGGCAAACAAAAATGAATTAGCAAAATCTACATTGGTAGAAGAAGTTGCATTAGCAAAGATTAATCAGTATATGGATTTGGGTATGGTATTGCCCGATGGCTTCAACCCGGCTAACAGCTTAAAGAAAGCCCGTTTGATGCTTAACGACATGAAAGTGGGCGGTAAACCAGTGCTTGAAGTAGTATCACAAGCAAGTATTATTCAGTGTTTGATTGACGCTTGTTGCAAAGGCTTAGACTTTTCAGAGAACCAAATTTACTTCATCCCTCGTCAAAATACTATGACTACGATGGAATCTGTTTATGGTCGTATTGCTCGTGCCAAAAGAGCAAGTAAAAACTATAAACCTATTGTTCAGTACGTTCACGAAGATGATGTATTTGAAATCGGTGTAAACGTAGAAAACGGTCAGACTGTTATCAAGAAGCACGAAACAAGTCTTGAAAATCTTGATAAGCCTATTATTGCTGCATATACTTACGTTACAGACGATAAAGGTGATACAGAAGTCTATATTATGACTAAAAGGGAATGGCTTACTAGTTGGAAAAAATCATCTAACGGTTGTGCGGTTGCAAAAGAGTTCGAGCGCGACATGATATTCCGTTCTATCATCAAAAAAAGTACAAAATCACTTGTGAATGCAAATGTAAAAGCGGTAGGTATTACCTTTAATGACGATGATGATACGATGCTTGCAGGTGACAAACAGCCTGAATTTACACAGCAGGTAATTGACGCAGAAGCCGAAGAAATCAAAACAGAAGAAGGTGAAGTTGTAGACGTTCAGACGGGCGAGGTAATTCAGCCAGCCGAAGAAAAGAAGAATGAACCTGAATTTTGATTATGGCAACACTAAAGGTAATTGGTAGTGGTAGTCAACAAGGAAACACTTATATTCTTGAAGCAGGTAATGAACGCCTGCTTCTTGATTTAGGCTGCAAATACAAAGATATTATGGAGGGCTTAAACCATAATGTATCACAATGTTATGCCCTTGTCACGCATCTTCATGGAGACCATTCAAAGTCCATAAAACAAATGCTTCAAAAGCAAATACCTATCTACTCAAACCAAGAAGTAGCCGACAAATATCAAGGAGTAAAAGTATTGAAGCCAAAAGTTCAGTACAAGATTGGTGTTTTTGTTGTTATGGCTTTGCCTGTTCATCATAATTGTGAGAATTATTCCTTTTTGATTACTCATAAAGAGTTCGGAAGTTTAGTCTTTTGCACGGATGCGGTCAGCTTTCCTTATAAGATAAAAGGTCTGAATCATTTGCTTATCGAAGGGAATTACAGCGAGGATTTAATGATAGACAATCTATGCCGGAATCAGGAAATACGTTCTCACAACGAGTTTCACATGGAGATAAATCAAACAATCGAAGCTATTAAGCGAAACATAAATCCCGAACTTAGAACTTTGATGCTTGTACATTTATCTGACGGACAAAGTGACGAGAAGTTATTTCAGAAGATGGTATTTGAAGAAGTTGGGATAAGACCGATTATAGCGGATAAAAACGTAAAAGTTGAACTAAATTCAGAGGATTTCTAATGGCACAAACGCTAGGTGAAGCAATCCGATTGTTAAACCGATTGGGAGTTTTCGATATAACAGATATGTCTATGGATAATAACAGTGAAAATACATACAAGATAGCGCACAGATTTCAAGAAGAGGTAATTGTCCCTTTGCTTGCTATACAGAACAACTGCGGATTCGTGTTGTCTAAAGGCGACAAATACTTATTATTTGCCGACAATATAACCGCAAAAGTATTCGAATGGGATAGTAAAAGTATCGTATCACTTGAAGAAGATATAAAGTGTCTTTATAACCTTGATGCTTGGACTTTCTTGAAAAAGTGGTACGGAGTATATCCTCAAATGACAAGTCTTGATTTCTTGCATATTAAAGTTGGGAAGGAGGGATATAAGAATGAGTAAGATTTACGTTGGAATAGATAACGGCATTAGCGGGACAATAGGTATCGTTGGCGAAGGTATAGACCCTGTGTTCGTTAAGACACCTGTGAAGAAAGAACAAGACTACACGAAAGATAAGAAAATAATTACAAGACTTGACTATTCAAAGTTTATGGAATTATTTAGCGGGCTGAATAAAAACGATGTTTGTGTAGTAATGGAACGAGCTATGGTGAACCCGCAGAGGTTCGTTGCTACCGCATCAGCATTACGCTGCCATGAAGCAGAATTGATAATGATAGAATTGCTTGGTTGTAAGCACATGTTCATAGATTCTAAGGAATGGCAGAAAGCAATGCTCCCAAAAGGTTGCAGTGGCGAAGAATTAAAGAAAGCGTCTTTGGATATTGGGAACAGACTATTTCCTCAATTTGAAGAAGTAAAACATCCTGATAGAGATGGCTTATTAATAGCTGAATACGCACGAAGAAAGAATCTATAAGATAGTCGGGGTAAAAATTCCCCGATTATTTTCTATCTAAAAGTTGTAAGTTTAAAACTTATAACGTATCTTTGTGGTGTGAAACTAATAAAACAATGAGATATGATAAACTACAAAGATCTGATGATAGGAGATTGGGTTTACAATAGTAAATACACTAAATACCCAATGCAAGTAGTAGGAATAGGAGAAGATTATTGCTATCTAAACTTTGAAGGCAATGAAGCTGATCCGATTGACGGAATAGATGAATATATGACACCGATAGAAGTAGAAGATTCAATTCTAGTAAAATCCGGATTTGAAAAAGAGTTCGACAAGGATCTTTCAAAGTTCTACGGAATGGATATTTTTGAGTATCATAAAGTAGTAAACAAATGTTTCTTGAGAATATCATACATATCCAATTATTTATGCCGTGACTGGTATTGTCAGATAGACAACGAAAAACATTCTTCTATCGGAGGATTTGACTTCCAATATCTGCATGAATTACAAAACGGAATAAGATTGATAACAAGAGGTGATTTAGAAATAAAAGAGTTATGAAAACTATAACAGATAAGAAAGTATATCAATGCGAATTTTGCGGAAAACTTTCTTTAGGCAAAGGTGGAATGGTAGTACACGAAATGAACTGCAAGAAAAATCCAAAGAATTGGACTGATTGCGCTTCGTGTGAATATCTGAAAGTCGAAAGCCGTAAAATAGAAGATTCAGAAGGTAAAAGATGTAAGCGTTGCAAATATTACGATGTAGATTATAACAATTATGGGTATGCGGAATGCACAAAAGATGACGGTAATTGTGACGGTAGCCTATACATTACAGACTTTATATGCGAAAAGACAGGCAAGAAAATGTACTACGAAAAGAAAGTACGTATGATGCGCAAAGAAAAGAGAGAAGAAATAATCAAACGATGTGATTGTGCAATGCCGAACGAGTGCGAAATACTCAAAAAAGAAAGAGAACAAGAAGATAAATTGTTTGACGAATTTGATAAGATGTTATGAGTAACGAAAAACAAAGAGAAGCAAAAGAAGCCGTTTACAGAGAAGCTAATTTAGATGTCAGAAGCGTGTGTAGCGGACAGTTTTACAAGAAATCAAGTAAAACATACGAGCAGTGCAAGAACTGCGAAAATTGCTTTAAATACAACAGCTATAAATCGAAGTCAGCAGATACACCCGAAGTAAAATTCCACTATGTAGACACTTTCCGCAAGTGTGAGTTTTATAAAGTACGCCCGATAGACGGAAACTATGTAGTCACTACTTCTATCTACAACATCATGTATGTAAACGACCTAGCTTGTGCATGTATCATACAGATGAAAGACTTTATCAAGAATCAGGACAAGGAAACACAGAAGATATTCGGTGCTTTGGAGAAAAGACAAAAACTGTACGAAAGTCTTATATCAGGTATTCTTCCTGAAAATATGGATTTTTTGGCAGAATATAACTCATACATGGATGAAAGCGTGCAGCCTAAACTTGATACGTTCATAAACGAAATGAAGTCAGCTTTAGACAGTATAGGTGCAGAAAATTCATACTTCATAGCTTTAGCCGAGATAGTACGGACGATAGTAGGGTATTCTGTTAAAAACGTAGAAAATAGAGTGCAGGAATGTTTGAAATTCAAAAAAGATTCCGTACATTTGCGTCAGTATAAGATGCTTGATATGCTTCGTGTGGCAGAGAATTTCAGTAATTGGGTTTCAAGAAAATGCGGCAAACTTGACCTGAACAAATGCGACAATGTAATGAAAGCATATCGTGACCTTGACAAGACTTTAACAAACAGAGATATAATTAACAATGCCTTGTTTAAGGCAAAGGATTTTTATAAACAATAAATTTACAAAAGATGAAAAAAGAAGTTATGTTCTTCCACGCTTATTGGTGTAAAAGCTGTCCTAAGATGGCACAGGTGTTCGGTGAAGTAGCAAAGGAAATGAAGTCTGAAAACATGAAGTTTACTGATGTGGACTGTGAATCCGATTGGGGAGTAGATATGTCAAGCAAATATCAGGTAAGAAACGTGCCTACAATCCTTGTTATTGAGAAAAACAGAGTAATCAAACGTATTGCAGGAACAAGAACATCTAACGAATTGAAGGAGGAATTGAAATGAAAGTAAATATTAAGAAACTACATAAAGATGCAGTTATTCCGTTTAAGGCATACGAAAAAGACTTTTGTTACGATGTAGTAGCTGTATCAGAAGAAGAGATTGCACCAAATGTATGGAGATACAGACTTGGTATTGCTATGCAGATTGATAGAGATATAGAAATTATCGAAGAAGGGATAGCTAGCGTTGATAGACATGGGAATTGCTATGGAACTTATTCAAGCAAAAATGTAGATTTTGATAATTCACCTATAACCCTGTCATTAGACTTCCGTCCTCGTAGCTCTATTTGGAAAACTGGTATGGTCTTAGCCAATTCACAAGCCACTGGAGATGAAGGTTACACTGGAGAATATATGCTTGTATTCTATCACGTTATGCCAAACATGCCGAGATATAAGGTCGGGGATAAAATAGCACAAATGAAAATTGGTGTTACATTTCCTATTGATTTTGAAGAGGTTTCTGAATTATCGGAAACAGAACGTGGAGAGGGAGGCTTCGGTAGTAGCGGAAAATGAAAGAATCTACATTCATAGAGATAGCAAAGGTTATTGCAAAGGAAAGTAAATGTGTATCACTACAAGTTGGTGCGGTTATTGTAAAAGATAGCCGCATTATTTCAATGGGATATAACGGCACTATTAGCGGAAGCCTTAATTGCAACGAATGTATTGACAAAGAGTTTATACGTGACAATCATTCTGAATGGTCTGATAGCCACGAAATACATGCCGAAATGAACGCATTAATGTTTGCCGCAAAGAACGGTTTATCTGTTAATGGATGTACTTTGTATTGCACACATGAGCCTTGCGACCAATGCTTGAAAAATATTATTCAAAGCGGTATTAAACGTATTGTATATCTCATTCCATACAAAAAGGAAAGATGTAAAAGTAAATACCGTTTTGATGGTTCAATAAAGATAGAACAATTTAAACAATAAATAATATGGGAAAATATTTCGACATTAAAGAGTTGTGTCATTCCGATACAGCTAACGCAAGAGGTATAGACAATACACCAACAGATGATGTAAAAGAAAACCTTGAAGCATTGATTGAAAATGTTCTTGATCCTTTGAGAGAATGGTATGGGAAACCTATTTACGTGAATAGCGGATATAGAAACCTAATTCTCAATAGAGCCGTAGGTGGTGTAAGTAATAGCCAGCATGTGAAAGGTGAAGCTGCTGATATTGACGTACACAATACGGAAGAAAATCAGAAGCTATACGACTACATTACGCAAAATCTTACATTCGACCAATGCTTGTTTGAGAACAACGGTGCTTGGATTCATGTTTCTTACAAGAAAGACGGTAACAATAGAAAGAAAGCATTTGCATTAAACGCATAACTAACACAAGTAAGGCTACTCTCAATCGGGTAGCCTTTTCTTTTTATAACTTGTCAATGTAGTATTCAATTTCTTTCTTAATCATTATGAACTCCTGCATGGGTAAATCTCTTGTAAGTTCACCTAAGAGTTCCTTAATACGTTCCTCTATATTCAGCCTTTCATCGTGTTCTTCACGATATACAGGGCATGATGTATTGTTGCACATAATAATAACCTTTTTATCGTCCGTCAATTCTATTTCCGACAATGTTAGCCAATACGTTTACTCCGAAGCCTTTTATTCCATTCATACTGTTAAGTTTGTCAAGTATCAAGTCTAACTTATCTTCTATACGCTTCAAATCACATTGGTGAATCTGCGTACATCTTTCCTTTGAAATATTTTCTGACTTGAAACCCACCGTCAATGTCTTTCAGTTTCTCAACTGCCTTTCGATAGCATGACAAAGCCATTTTCTCGTTAGGCACTTCTTTCGGCTCTTTATATCCCAAATCCATAGCAATGCTCAAAGCGTGGTCTGAATAGATTGTGCACGCAGTCACATATAATGCGTATGAGTTGTAGTAAGGCTTTTCTTCTACAACACCTCCAAGACTTTCCACTGCCTTTGTAAACACGTCATAAGTCCAATGAAAGCCTTTTATACCGTCCTGATTTACGATACGCATGCCTATGTTCTTTGCTTCATCTTGTGATAAAAAATTCTCCCACTCGATACATTCTATGTGCGATAAAAACTTTTCAGCCATATCGGGATGTACTTTTGCCAACTCACCGAAAGTCCACGTCATTGCATCTCCGAAAGCCTTCATATTCTTGACATCCTTAGATGTTTTCATCTTGTGATACAATTCCTCGTATCTGTCTATCATTTGTTCTTTTGTCATCATAATATATAAGTTTTAGTTTTTAACAATTAGGGCATTTCCCGTTAAACTTAGGAACAGGCTTGTATTTCTTGTTTATAGGTACAAACACCTGCTTTACGTTTTCTGTCGAAACATTTGCTTCTGTTTCTGTTTTCAATTTACTTTTTGCCATAACCAATTATATAGTTTTTGTAATAGAATCAATATCAATCCGAAATAATAAGAAAGATAAGCGACAAACAAAGAAAGTGCAACAGAAACAAACGGGTTGCAGCCAATGTATAATAGTACAAGCAGAGAGAGCCAAAACGAACAGCATTTAGGACACTTCGCTATCTTGCTCGCCATCTTTGCCGCTTCTTCCGTCAATCCGAGGTGATGGGCTGTCACACCCACCACCATACAGATTAGAGCAATCAATAACCACCCCATTATCCTGCTGTGGCTGTTGTGATTGTAAGCGGTGTTTCGCTGACAAATGCACGGCTACAATTCTGACAAGCAGAAGCAGCTACAGAATTTACCACGCTACCTGCTGCTACGGTTGCGCCTGTCAGTGCGGTTGTAGAGTAGATAGGAATTGTGAAGTTCTGCGATAACGGCTGTTGCTTAGTGCAGCATCCACCGCCACAAGGTACATAAGAAATGATACCTTCTACATGGATAGTAGCTACATACTGATTAGTGCCTACCGAATCCAAAGAAACCACCGAGAACTGAGGATTGAATACTGGAGTTACATCAGCACATGTCTTGTAGCACAAACGCTGTGAGATGTTTACTTGTGCATAGTAAGGCGATGTAGTAGAGCCAGCCGCAAGCGTAGCGGTAATTACCGCAGGTTGAATCATGTTGCAATTCATAGTTATACAAAATTTAGCCCCCTATTAATATTCTACAATCGTGCCGAGGGCGTTGGCTCGATTATATCTTATAATACTTTTTCTGTACTTGTTTCGGAGGGAGCAGTACGGACACTATATCCCTCCGTCTGTCCCAAAGGAAGGTTGTAGTCAAGCAGCTTCTTTAATTCAGTCAAATCATCCTTGTCAAATATCAACTTACCTTCCATAAGTTCCAATTTCCCGTTAGCCAAAGCCTTGTCTATAATTCCGTGTGCCATAGCAGGAATGGCTTCATCAGGAACATTTGACAGGTACTTGTTCAGCATAGGCTGTACGATGCTGTTTGTAATAGGTTCAATCATTGGAGATAATTCCTGAGTCAATGACCAGTTCGGACTTACGAAACCTATGGATTTAACCTTGTTTTCTATTGCCTGAACAAAAGGGAAAGAAGCCATCTTAGCCTGAGATAGTTGTAACACCACTGGCTGTAGCCACTTGTTTAATACTGCTGCTAAAATCTGTGAATTTGTATATTGCATATATAAAAGTGTTTTAAAAGTTTAAGGGGCAGATATTTCACCGCCCCAAAAAATCCTTACTGAGCACAACCGCAGCAGCAAGTGTCGCAAACCTTATTGCTTGGTACAATAAACTGTGACAAAGACTGCAACTGAGCAATCTGAGCACTCATTGCGCTAATTGTAGCGGTCTGAGTAGCGTTCAAAGCTGTTTGCTGCAAGTTAACGGCAGTCTGAGCATCCTTGTTGGCACGTACTTCTACACCCAAAGCGTTAATCTTAGATGTGTAGTCGTTCACAACATCAACCAGCTTTTGGTCAACGTAAACCTGAGAACGCAGCAAAGCATTTTCTGATTTCAGAGAATCTGCTTCACGTGCCATGTTCAGTTCGTAACGGTTTACCATTGTGTTGTCAGAGCAACAACCTTCACCGTTACATCCCCAACCGCTGCGACCTAAGATATTACCACCGTTAATACCCAAGAAAGAAGCAATACCAGCAGCAGCCATAATATTCAGTTAGATTCGTTAATTCTAACCCGCCTAAAAGCAGCTGTATATTTCTATACAGATTTGACTATATCTTCACCTTTTTGGTGCTCCCCATTTCCATTCACTTGAATGTACTCTACTCGCTTATTCGGATTAACCTATGCTTTCGATAGTCGATGAACCTTTTCTTCGAATTGTTGATACCATTGCCATTTATACCCATGAGCTGTTTTTATTTTTACGCCTTTTTTATTTATGTATCCATTGCAGCACTTTCCTATGTCTGACGCAGCTTTTATATTACCACATACAGAAATAGCGGCTTCATTTGCTGAATCATAAATTGATATTACCTTATCTGTGAATTTATCTATTTGAACAACTTTCTTTCCAAACAAATTTCGATATTTTTGTTTATTTTCCTCGGTATGGTGCTTACCAAAAAACGGGTTCTTATTTCCAACTCTCATTTTTGACAATTCAGAAAGCCTATCAATCAATTCCTTTGATGGTTTCCATCCATAATTTGGGTTTTCTTTACCGAACTTTTTTTGGGTATTTTTACGCATTTTATTTATGCTCTCTTCTGTATGCTTTCTACCCTTCATCGGATGTCCTTTTTCTTTTATTGTATGCTTAGTGTTTTCTGATATTTTCAATCTTGAATCATTTGGCATTTCAAATCCTACATTACCAGCACCTCCTTCATTCATATTATAGCCACTTTTAAATGAATCAAAAAGTTTTATATAATACATTTCCTTTTCATTTAAAGTTTTAGCCATAACACCCAAGTCGTCAAATTCTTCCCTGAACAAAACTTCATATAAGAAATTTTCAACTCCATATTTTTTTCTTGCGTTATCCATTTTACTTTCACCATAAGATTGATTAATTCTAAAAAACTCAGAACGTCTTCTTTTCTCATTTGAAGTTTGTCCTATATATACCTTTCCACTTGGAGACGTATATTTATAAACTACTCCTTCCATATAATTATGCATTTATTTGTAAATATAGCAATATTAATCAACATTTCAAAGAACTTGGCTGCTGATTGTCCTCGTCTTTACGTTAGGAGTTTCCAGCAATTAAGGGAGTTTTAAGTGAGCAACTGCCTTATTTACCCACTGTGTTAAAATTACCTTGACCTGCGCCAGTCACGTTATAAGACTGACCGTCCATAGTTTTGATTTGCATAAATTTTAAAATTTATCTTGCGCTCTTTTGTCTTTGCGCCTTGACGACCTTGATTTCTCAAAGCTGACCGAAAGTATATATACAAGCAAATCAAGACTAATAAGTATAAAAATATTTTATTGACTTAATAATCAAATAGTTATAAATAATACCGAATATATTTGGATTTTAGTGATATTATTATTACATTAGTGAATTAATTGAATCATAGTGTATTATATGGAATCGAAGATTGAGAAATTGAGTAGATTTGCATCAAAACATTTCGGAATTGAAGAAAAAAAACTTTACAGTTCAAGCAGAAGCAGTCAGATACCACTTGCAAGGCATTTTGTATGGTATTATCTTCACAAGGAATTAAACGTATCAATAGGTACATTATCCAAAGAGTTTTTCAGAAGCAAAAGAGCCGTATTCAAAGGAATAAGCAACATCGGCTGGATGATTAACAATCAGAGAATATACAAGGATATGTATAGCAACTTTACGGAAGAATACAAGAAAGCCACACCTTGACTAAGGCATGGCTAACTTTTAAGCAAATACATTTTGTAATTAACGCTTTAATTAGTATATTTGCTGCAAATCATACAAAGTATGACAAAGATAATGAATTTTTCTGATTCCGCAAACGATAGCTTGCAAAATTCAGCGTCTGCCAACGAAAAAGGCATTCAGATTTTCAACAATCAAGAGTTTGGTAATGTAAGGGTAATAATCAAGAATGATGAGCCTATGTTTTGTTTGAGTGATATTTGCAAGGCTGTTGGTCTAAAAAATCCATCATCTGTGAAATCAAGATTAGACCCACAAGATTTGCAACTCATTGATTTACACGCCCTAAAACACGGTGAGGGTGAAATAACAGGCAATTCGATGGCTAATTTTGTTAATGAAAGTGGCTTTTATGATGTGCTTTTATTCTCAGATAGTCCTAATGTAAGACCATTTAGAAAATGGGTTACAAGTGAAGTGTTGCCCTCAATACGCAAACAGGGTGGTTATATGCTAGCCAAAGAAAATGAAACCCCCGAAGAACTTATGGCTCGTGCCTTAATGATTGCACAAGAAACATTAAAGCGTAAAGAGCAAAGATTACTTGAAGCAGAAAACAAAATCAAAAAAGATGCCCCCAAAGTGGAATATTTTAACGGTCTTATTGAACGAGGAAATAACCTAAACTTCCGTGATACAGCCAAACTTTTAGGAATAGGAGAAAAGGCATTTATCTTCATGCTGATTGATAACAAGTATATATATCGTGACGCTAAAGGTAAACTGAAACCTATTGCGAAGTATGTAGACAAGTATTTCGTTCTGAAAGAATGGAACAGAGAAGAGAATGGTAAGGCAGGTACACAAACTCTTATTACGGTAAAAGGTAGGGAATACTTCAAGAAGATAGTAGACGATATTTTAAGAGAACGACAATAATAAAGAAAGCCACCTCATAATCGGGGTGGCTAACTTATTTGTATATGAATTATGAAAAAGAAATTACACTACTTCCACTTTCAATACACGTCCTTGAACACCTGCCTTTGATTTAGACATTGAGTTCCAAAGATTATACATCAATCTCAAATGTTCAGTCTGCATTTTCATTTCGGCAAACAAAGGACTTTCTACTGGTGGATTTAACAAGAAGTTATATATTCCGCTAACCTTGACGTTTGTGTCCGCACTAAAATATCTTATACTTTCAGTTATTGCAGCCAAAGCATCAGCGGTTTCTTCTGTGATACCGCTTATAGATTTAGACAATCCACTCATCGTATCACCCTCGTCCGCAGCACCTAAATCAAAGCTTCCGGCTATCGCTTTCCAAAACTCATTTAACTGAGGTATAACTTGGTCTATCTTATTTTGTATCTCTTCCGCTTCTTTCGGTGTAAATACTGAATCCTGCAACATACCGTCAAGCATATCCATGACAGGTTTCAAATACTTTTCAGTGCCTTTCAGCATCAACTGTTTGGCTACTACATTCTGAATATACTCATCCCATTTGTCGCTAAGAGCATCAAGACCGTCACCAGTTTCCATATAGGCTTCAAGCCAAGCATCAGCAAATTCTTGTGCGGCAGACTTGACATTTGCATCACTTCCGAATCCTCCTAAGTCAGCTATAAACTGTTCTTCCAATTCCTTTATAGCGTCAAGATTGTCTTGTATCTGATTCTGCCATTCCTTTATTCTATCATCGTCAGGTTTCTTCTTGTCTTGTTCCGCTGCTATTGCATTTCTCAAAGCCTCATTCTGTGCTTCCAAATTAGCAACAGACTGTTCGTATGAAGCCTTGTATGTGTTGATAGAATATGCACCTTCGATAGCTCCCTGCAACTTCTCATAAGAACGCTGCAATTCTTCTATCAAATCTATTTGACGCTGAATCTCTTTTTCTCGTTTGTTGTCGTGGATATTTATTATTGACTTGACTACACTTGCCACACCGCTTATAGCTTGCAAGCCACCGCCTATAATATCTCCTGACGCTATACGTCCTACACCCATTCCCAAACTTACAGCACCGTCAGCTATACCTTTGATATTGTTAAGCATTTCTTTTGCTTCGTCACTTGCACCGAATATATCCATAAGGTTTTCGGCTGCTCCAAACGCTGCATCAGATACACTGTTTATAATACTTTCAAGTCTAGTATAATAGTCAAGCTGTGTTTCTCCTTCCTGCTTGCCTTTCAGTATGGCTTCATACAACGCACGGAAAGGATTCTTCTTCTGTATTTCATCGGCAACCTGATTATTCTGTTTCAGTAACTGCTGATATTGCTGTTTTGTAAGTGTAACCTGCTTGGTTATTCCGTCCTTATCCGTATAAGACGAAGAATATCCTTTTATATCACCTTTGTCGCCTTTTATCTCTGTTCTGTTAGCAATAATTTCATCGGTTATCCTAGACAGTTCAAGCAATGAATTTACGCTTATATCATTCAAGTCACCGAATAGTCTTTGCCAAAAGTCCGTAAGCTGCAACGCTTCACTCTTTAACTGTAAAAGAGCATCCTCGCCAGCTTGTATTCTTAATTTCAACAGTTCTTCCTGCTCCTTGTTTACGGCTTTGCCCATAGCTTTCTGTTCTTCCAATAAAGCTAAAGCGTCCTTGTCGGCAAACAGATTGGTCTGAACTGTCTGCATCTTTTCTTGATTGGTCTGATACTTCTCACGTAGTTTAGCAAGTTCATCGAATCTCTTTCTAGCTTCCTTTACTTCCAAAGCCGTAAGCTGCTCTTGGAATTTTCTAGCTTGCTTTATTTGGTCGTCACCGCCTTGTTTCTGTAAGTCAGATATAACCTTTCTTACCTTTTCAGCAACTTCTTCAAAAGTAGTAGCGTCAAGACCAACCATAGATATCTCTTCGTCAGTTACTCCTAAATCTTGAAGCATATTCTTGAAAGCACCTGCATCTATTCCTGCTGATTGAAGTTCGAGGTTAAACTCATAGTTAGAGAAAATATCATCAATCTGTCTTTGTATTTCTTCAAGACCTTCTGCCTTAACCTTGATATTCTGTTCGGATTTCAGAGGTGCTAAAGCTTCATCTACGGCTTCCTTACCGCCTTGTATTGTTTTGTAGGTAAGGTTTTCTATACCTTTTACAACTCCTTCCGTATCAAATGACATAGCAATGTCAAGGTCTAAATTACTGAAAGCATCAGCAAACGATTCACGTACCTGCTTGATAGCATCTTCTTCGCTGTAATATTGTCTTAGCTTCTTGTATTCATCTCCTGCTTTCTTGATTAATGCTATTTGGTCTTTAAGACGTTTCAATTCAGGATTTTGCTTTGAAGTCTTAGTTCCCTTTTCTTCAAGTTCACCCCAGTCTTTAAGGGTGTTTTTGACTTGAACCATCTTTTTATTCAACTCATCAAGTCTTTGTGCATTTGTCTTGTCAGGGTACAATTCCTGATTAGCCCTTTTTATCTTTTCTGCTTCTTCTACTAAGTCCTTATATTCATTTTTAAGGTCATTAAAGTATTTAGAAGTGCCCTCTCCTGCTTCAACTTTAGGGATTAAAGAAAACTCTTTGGATTTAAGGTAATCATTTACTCTTTTCTCCATATCAGAGAATTGCTTTTCAATCTTTCCTTCAATGTTAAGCTTTACCCCTATATTTACTTCAAATTGGGTTTGAACAAACTTTCTAACAGCTTCGTCTTTAATATCAAGCAACCTTATAAACTCTTCTGTGGCTTTTTGCGCAGATTTTCTGCCTTCTTCTGTTGAAATGTCAAAAGCAGACTTATATCCTTCCGCTATTTGCTTTATACTTTCAGAAAGTTTACCATTTGAATCATTGAGAGCATCGTTAGCTTTTTCGGCTTTTCTAGCTTCTTCTTGATAATCGTATATTATATCTCTCAAATCTCCAATATTTACACCTGTTGTATTACTTACTACAAAATACATCTTCTGTATCTTATCGTATGTAGACATGGAGCTTTTTGCAATATCGTCAAGCTGTTTCTGCAATTCTTTAGAAGCGTATTTATTTGTAGCAAAATATTCCTTTATTCTTGCACTCATTTGAATAAATCCGCTAGAAACGTTATCCATGCTTGACTTATAGTTTTGCTGCTCCTTTGAGGCATCTTTTATGTTTTCTACAAGACCTTCATTCCAAAAAGTTTCGGTTTGTCTTGACAGATATGACAGATATGTTGTTTTTTCAAGTTCCTCATTTAATATTTTTTGGGCAGAAGTCAAATCTACCGTTCCGTCCTTTTGCTTTACAATTCCACTATATACTTCGGGGAATTTGTTTTTTAAATCATTAAGAAGTGTATTTAACTTCTCTCTTTCTTTGTTGGCTTCACTTTCTACTTCGTAATATTCCTTAGTTCCTTTCTTTATGGATTCTAGTGAATCTAAGGATTTTCTTATTTTTTCATTTTGTTCTTCTATTTTAGAAGTGATAGAGTTGAAGCTTTTTCCTGTTTCTTTTACACTGTTTACTAAGACATCATAAGCCTTTTTATTTTCCTCAACTTTCTTTACATGGTCGTATAGTTCATAACCTAAATATGCTACTGCGGAAGCAATCATTACAAACGGATTGGCTTTAGCAAAAGCAATCAAAGAGTTAAATACTTTAATCGTTTTAGCGGTAGCACCAACAAGACCACTTTGTGCGGCAGTAGCAGCAATAGAGCTTGCAGCAAAGGCATTGTTGGCTTTAGCGGCAAGTAAAACTTTAGCTGTGTATAAAACAAACCCTACCGAAGCTGCATTTATAAGATTGGCAAATATTTCCCAATTTTCTACAATAGTTCTTACAGAAGCTACGATATTTTTAATTATGCCATCATTTGCCTTACCTATATCGTTCAGCATAATATCTATACTATCCTGCAAGTTTGACATTTGCCCCGCCAAAGTTTCAGCTTGTCTTTCCTGCATGTTATAGAATATACCTCCTGCTGATGTTACACGCTTAAACACTTCTTCCACATCTCCAAAAGCAACCATTTTCTTGGTAACACGGTCTTGTACTTCTCCTATCGTAACCATTTTGCCTTCAAGTTCAGTATAGTATTTAGCAAGTTCACCAAGAATGTTAAGACCTGCTTCTGTAAATTGCCTTACTTCAGTTCCACGCAAAACATTCGCGGCTTTCACCTGTCCGAAAGCCAAAATCAATCGTTGCATATCTATACCAAGACCTGCCGATACATCAGCAAGCATTTTAGTTGTATCGTACAACTTTTCGTATTCTACCTGATAAGCAGACAAAGACTTTGTATAAGTAGTCAATTCCTTCAATGTAAAAGGTGACTTAACCGCCAATTCTGTAATCTGCGCAAACAACTTGTCGGCTTTATCTTTATTCTGTAAGATAGAAGCAAGTGCGGTATTCTGCAATTCAAATTCTCCACGAACTTTAACCAAGTTCATAAGATAGCCTTGTATCTGAGAAACAGAGAAAATCAAAGCAAGCTTTCTCATTAACTGGTCGGAGGTATTCATCAGATTCTGATGTGACCTTATTATCCTTCCGTAAGAATCTACCTGACCTTGATTTAGTTTATTCAGTCTTTCTATCTCTGAACGAATCTTAGATATGTTTGCAGAATAATCTTTGCCTGTCTTTAAAAGCATCTCTTCTGCCTGACGAAGCTTCGCTATCTTGTTGATACGTTGAGTAACCAAAGCTTCCGAACTAGCCATAGCACGGTTGTAGGCATCAATAGCTTTTGTATTAACTCGTGAACTACTTTGTTCTTCGGTTACTTGCTTCTGTTTTTTTCTATATTTTTCTAATTGCTCCGTTTTCTTTTTTAACGCCTCTATTTCCTTGTTGAGCCGTTCTATTTCCTTGTCGTTTGTTACAGACTTCTGTTTAGTCTGACTGTTGTTGTATTTATTGATAGCAGCAGCAGCCTTTGATATTGCGTTTGAGAATTGTTCTATTTGGGCAGTTCCTTTGCTTACATTAGAAACACCTTGTGCAAACTTTGATATATCCATAGAATTTATCTTAGACTGCATCTCGGTCAACTTCTTTAGCAAGCTGTCGGAATTGGATGCCATTTTAGTCATTGCCAAGCCAAACTTCTGTGCCATCAATTCAGAATCTTTAGATATGTCGTTAATCTTCTTGTCTATCTTGTCTATATTGTCAAGTACCGATTTCGGTATCTCCAACTCTTTACCTATTGCAAAATCTTCTGCCATATATATAAGTTTTAAATCGTAGGTTTAAGACCTAAAGCCTTCATCAAATCTTCGGGATTGTCAAAGGATTGTGCGTTCTTGTTCTCTGATTCTTTTTCAGAAAGGTATCTTACATGTGTGAAGTCGTAAGAAGCAAGCCTTATCTGCGGTATAGTCCATTCCCAAAGATATTCCTCTCTAGTTACATAAGGGTTAGCTTTGAGGAAGTCAATCATCTGTCCGTATTCTGTTCTGCTGACAATGATTTCTGTTCGTCCATCCTCGTCTTTATCCCCAACGCCATCTCCCTTATCATTGTTATAGCGTTGGTACTCTCGAAAAAATAGTCCATCGAAAGCATGTTCATAATCTCTACCAAAAGACCTATCCAGTATTTCTGATTGGTATTCCACATTATCGTGTCACGTACAGCTTCGTATTCCTCACTGTATATTTTACGTTTGTAATCACTGAAAATACGGTCTTTGTCGTTAAGGATAGCCAATACTATTACGTGAGCAACAGAGGGCAAATTAACCGAATACTGCTTGATTATATCGACCATATTCCCTTTCTCTGCCTTTTGTATCTTACACGATTCTTCCGCTATCAGCCATTGAGTGCCGGGTTTTAAAGCCGTAATAGGAAACTCTGTTTTCCCCATTTTAGCAATAGTAGGACTGTCGTTCATAATCTGAGCAAGTCTTTCCATTGCTTCCAATGATACTTCCTTTATTTCTTTCTTTCTTCTTGTAGCCATAATTCATATACCGTTTTATAACCAAAAAGGGCAGTGGCAAAACTACCACCACCCTTTCCTTTTATAGAGTTTTGTTACTCTCCAATTATTCCCCAGCCAATTCAGGGATAACTGTTTCAAGCTTTCCAGCAGGAACAAAAGCAACAGTAGCTTTCTTCTTGCCGCTGTCAACAGTCAATTCGCCTTCAACGGCTGTACCTGAAATAGCACATTCACTTGAACTTGTTTTCAGTGAAGCAAGTACCGCACGAGCGTCAATCTGAATCTTCGGACATACTACGCACATGTCGCTAGAACCGAATTTCATGATAGCCATAGCGTAAAGTGTCTTGTAAGCGGAAGGTGCAAGATATACATCGGTATCAGTGCTACCAGCAACCCAGCCACCGAAGTTAGCAAGGATTTCACCCTGCAAGTCAAGTGAAGTAGCTGCAAACTGCCAAGAACCCAATACTACGTTCTTAATTGCAGGTTCAGACTTAGTTTCACAGTCACGCTGGTTGATTGTATTTTCATCCTGCTGCAAGGAAACACTATCCGCAAGCAAAGTGTCAAATGTGAAAGACTTTGTACCCAAAGCATCACCTGCATACGGAATAAGCTTCAACTCTGTCAATCCGTAAAGCAAAATCTTGTTTTTATCAAGAGCATTGTTTGTTATTGCCATAATTATATCTGTTTTTAAAGTTTAAACAATCAATAAATTCAACAAGGTAACGTGACAATCCATACCTCTTTCGTAGTCATAGTCAGGGTACGTCTTATCCCTTGCAATGAAATAATGTTCGCTTTTGTAGCTTTTTATAAGTTGGAAAAGTTTCTTATCTATATCGCCAAGACTGACTTCCCCATCGGGTACTGCATAGCAATATACCGCTATCGTAGCTTTCCCACACCCTCCTAAATCCTGAATGGCATCCGATATGTCAACGAGAACCATTTCGTTCAATTCTCTCTCTATACCGTCAGGCAAACGGTCAAAATATAAGTTCAGCGTCAGCTTATCTTCTCCGTAGAAAAGACCGTGAAAGAAATCATACACATTCTGTATTTCAAGACTATCCTTTATCATAATCACAAATTTACATCTCTTACCGTACCTTTATATTTGTCTGCCAAAGCTTTTATGTCAGAACTTACACCCGAAATAACATTGTATTTCCTCTTTAGACTTCCTTTTTTCTTTTCAAGTATCTCGCCATAGAACATTGCTACTGCAATAACTAATACAAGTCCATCACCGCTTGGTCTATACGAATCAAGAAAGTCGTTTATCTCGTTATATCCGTATTCGTTCTGACCTGAATACTTGTTGTATCTAGGCTCGTTTGCACGTGGTGACAACAATCTCTTAGTACCGAATACCAGCCTTCTGTTGTAATACACCGCACATCCGTATGAATCGTGCAAGTTCTGTGTCTTGTCCTTTTTGAAGTCTGCGGTGAGAAAGGCTTTATTTATCAGCTTTCTTCCATCGTCTGCCAGTTTCTCGGCATATTTCTGTATGTATTTGTCCTTGAAACTGCTCATACCTTTCTGTCTTTTAAGTAAACCGCACAACCGCCAAGCTGTGTAGGAAAAAGCCCGAATATCTCTCCCTCAACCTTAACACCGTAGAAAGAACCTTTGAACACCATTCCTTTCTCTACGCCAACACCCTTATCCTTGTCAAAAGGGAAATATACATTGTATGTAGAAGCGAACACCCCCGAAGAATCACTCTTCTGTGCCTCCTGAATGTCACACTTGGTTTCAAAGACAAGCACCTCTTCCAACTTTTGCTGAGAAGGCGGCTTGCTCATATCTTTCTCCAAACGGTAGAAAGCACCATCAAACGGATATTCTTGTATAAGGTTCTTGTCTGCAATCATAAAGCTACATTTTATATATATTATTCAAGCCACTGAACAGTGCCCTCTTCGACACTGCTCAGTTTCTCATCATCCCATTTTCTATATAATGCAATCATCGTATTATAGATACCTTTCTTGTCATTAATCGTCTGACTACCTACTGTCTTTGAATAAGCCCCATGCTGCTGTGTTATACTAGAAGAAGAATTTGGGGAAAGGTACATGGCAAACAAAACATCAGCTAACAGCAAATCTTTCTGTTTCTGTTCAAGCTGAGAAAAATCCGTTACGTCAAGTACGCCCCTTTCCATTGCAATACGTTTGCACAGCGAGGCATCCATCACAAAATTACCAGCCAATGTGGAAATATATTCTATAATATCAAACTGCACCATAATACATTACCCTAAATTAATCCAAAGTTGTAGTTCCTTCACCTGCCTCGTCTGTCTTGACAAGAATGTGTTTTGTAAATTCTGTCAATGTAGGAGCAGCAGAAACAACTGTTTCAGTAGACCATTCCTGATAGTCACCGTTGTCACGGTTGATGTTAATCAATGTGAACAGACCGCCTTCACCAACAGGAGCAAACACCTTAGATACAGATTTAGCACCTGCTCTGTCGTGCATCTTCTTGTCAAGAATGTCTGTGTGCATGATGTAACCAGCATATCCCGCAGGACGCAATACAGCCATGTTGCTCTTCCATCCGCTAACCATTGTAGAGAAGTTGTTCTGTTTTTCAACGATAATTTCAATAGGTGAAATCTTACCGTACTTAGCGATAGCAATATTTGCTTCGTCAGGAGTTACGATAGATGTTTCGGGAACAGTGATTCCTACAAGTGCCTTAGAGAATTTAACCCATTCAATTACCTGCTCGTTAGTCAGGAATGTATTCATCCACATATCGTAAGGAATCTGCCATTTCATAGCACCTTCAAAACCAGTTTTCATGCGGAAGTCATTCTCAATCTTAGCCATTTGGTCTAAAATCTTTGTAGACTTGGTAGCCCAAGCACCTGTACCTGCCTTCTGAATATTTTCTTTAGGCAACTGCATGTCATGGTAGTATTTCAGACCACGACCGTTTGTGTAGTCAATCTTACCAGTAGACAGTAACTGTGCAGACATGTTTGACAAAGCCTGATTCAGTGAATCCACCTGCTTCTGAACTTGTTTAGTCCACTGCATGATAAGTGCCTTGTCACGACCGTACTGGTCTAAGATGTCATTTTCATAGCTTCTTTCAAAAGCGTTTTCGTAGTAACCGAAAGAAATCAAGTCAGGAATAGTACCAGTTCTCCACGCTGTTCCTTCACGGTCAATAGCCTTAGAACGACCAAGCGGGGCACGTACTTCTGCCATCGGAGCTATGGTTTCAATAACTTCCTCAACATGATAAGCCGCTACGCCCTTTTCATCGGTAGGAGTAGTTTCAGGATTGATTTCAAACTGACTTCTCCAAAAACCGAAATTGGTGCGCAAAAGAGCATCTTCGTTTACGTAAGTACGCAGCATTGTAGCATCCGAATAGAATTGTGCGTACATGCTGTTTTTAATATCGAATTTTGCCATTTCTTACCTCCTTCTTTAATTAAACCTCATACCAACCGTTGATACGGCTCTTGTTCAAATCCAACACACATTTAGGCATAGGCGACATCTTGTGAATGTACATTGTGCTGTGCAGCATCGGTGTAATGTTTACACGTACCTTGCTTACATCCTTGTAGTTGTTAGTCATAGGATAGTAAACGAAGTCATAGTCACACGGAGCAACAGCACTGATATTCTTCACAAGCATTGTACCAGTAGCAGTTTGTGATTTATCTTGTGCTTCAACCAAAATATCACCGTCAGTCAGACTTGCAATTTCAGTATCTACAACAACTTCCCAAACGTCTTTGCCACCGTCAATAGATTCAGTTACGGAAGTAACCTTAGAAGCCTGACCGCCTTCAGCACCGATAGTATCAGGTGCTTTCATCAATACGTCACCTACAAACGGAACATGTGAATATCCGTCACGGTAGATTTTAATAGTAGTGGTTGACTGTGATTTGACCTTGAATGTTTTCAACAGATAAGCTTCGGGATGTTCACCCTTGTCGTCTGTTCTGAACTCAAACAAGTCACCTGCATAGATTTTAGCAAATCCTTTGAAAGGATTCATCCAAGTAGCACCGAATGTAGGAGCAACCAAATCGTTTTTCTGTCCGCTAATATCAACGAACACCGAACGTTGACCTCCAATATCACCAGCAGCACTTAATTGTACCCTTGCATAAGCAACTCCGGGCACTCTGTAAGCATCATAATAATTACTCATTCTTTCTTCTCCTTGTTTAATTTGTTAGACTTTTTCGTTCTCCTGCATCTTCTCTCTTTCTTTTCTGATGTCCTCGAACATAGTTTTATATTTCTTGGTATCACCGTTGGAAGCATTTTTAGGACTAGCCCCGTCACCGACATCTGCTCTTGAACGGTTGTAAATTTTAAGGAAAGAATCTGCCTTAACATCAACATCCATATCTTCCGTAATATTGATTTCCGAAAGAAAATCACTCATCCATTCCTCATCCTTTACACCTTTCTTCTTCAAAGCCGAAGCAAGCTCGTTACGTTTTGCCTTGATAGCATTTTCACGCTTGCCTGCGTTCATTTCTTCTCGCATCGCCTTGATTTCATCCATAAGAGTTTTAATCTGCGGATTGTCCGAATCACTGCTACCAGCAGGTTTAGGTTCTTGGTCGGGATGTTCCTTTTTCCATTGATTGACAAAATCGGAATTGTCCTTTTCGGCATTTGAGTTCATTACGCTGAAAGTATCTTTCACCTTTGCAATGAAGTCATTCAATTCCATTTCATCATTCGCAACTAGAGGCATTAGGGATTCTAACTGCTTCTGTATGCTTCTTTCCGACATGCGCAAGGGTTTCTTGCCGCTATTCGTCAAAATACCTTTGAGGCTTTCAAAGGCTTCTTCCTTAGTGAATTTCATAAACTTGCAATTATAAAAATTTAACTTATCGCAAATATAAACACTTTTGTAATCATTACAATAGGAATTGCTATCAACTTAGTTCACTATGAACTAACTTTTTAGATACATATTTATATTTATATTATTTATTTGTATATTTGCGTATGTAAAGGGATAGAAAGGAGTAATTAACCTTTCGAAAAGGGACTTTCCATGATTCGCCCTTCCCTTTATTTTTGTGAATTGTGGAATTAAGTTAATTTTTTAAAATTTTAGAATTATGGGAAAAAGAAAAACAACGGAACAGTTTATTGCAGAAGCAAGAAAAGTTCACGGAGATGAGTATGATTACTCAAAGGTTGAATATGTAAACAACAACACAAAAGTATGTGTTATCTGCCCCGAACACGGAGAATTTTGGGTATTACCAAGAATACATCTTCAGGGGTGCAAATGTGCGAAGTGTAGCGGCGTTGTAATGGGTAAGGAATACTTTATAGAAAAGTCAAAGAAAATACACGGAGGTAGATATGACTATTCAAAGGTAGAGTATGTAGATTCACATACTAAAGTTTGCTTAATATGTAAAAGGTGTGGCAAGGAATTTTGGATAATTCCTAATAGTCATATATCAAGAGGAAGCGGTTGCGAATGTTATGCGAAAGAGGCTATATCTAAATCTTCAAGAGGGGAATTGGTTTACGGTGCTGGGATAAACGATGATGAAAGATTCTGTGTAGATAAAGACGGTAAATACTATCCAGCATATTCAGCGTGGATGCACATGCTTAGAAGATGTTATTGCGAAGATTATAAAGCCGAGAATCTGACATATAAAGATGCTTATGTTTGCGAAGAATGGCTTCATTATAAAAATTTCAGGGAATGGTTTGAAAATCCTGAAAATGGGTACAAAGACGGATATGAACTTGACAAGGATATTATGGTTCACGGAAACAAGGCTTACAGCCCCGACACATGTCTGATAGTACCTAGATTTATTAATACGTTATTTACAAAATCAGATAAAAATCGTGGCGACACAATGATTGGTGTCAGTAAAACGAAACAAGGAACTTTTAGTTCAAGATTATCAAAAGGTGGAGAGCAAGTTTACTTGGGGCGGTTCAATACTGAAAAAGAAGCATTTCAAGCTTATAAGAAAGAAAAGGAAGCATATATTAAAGACATTGCCGAAGATTATTTCAGTAAAGGCTTGATTTCTGAAAAAGCATACAAATCATTGCTAGCCTACGAAGTGTGGGAGAGTGATTAATGGCAAATGAAGAAAGTGAAATAAGAATTATCAGACCGCAGGAAGGATTTCAAGAAAATTTCGTCCGCAGCAATATAGACGTGGTTATAGGCGGAGGGGTACTCAACCCTCAACCAATGGATGCCTTAATATCAACTCCTGACGGATTTAGAAAAATGGGAGATATAAAGGTAGGAGATATAATACATAATCCAATGGGTGGAAATCAAGTGGTTAATTTTGTAATAGACAAAGGACTACAAGATGTTGTTGAGTTTACGTTACAAGATGGAAGGAAGGTTCAGAGTGCTCTTTCTCACCGTTGGATGGTAAAAGAAAGGCATGGAAATATTATTGATATTTCTTCCGAAGATATTATAAAATATATTGATAAATCTAAGAATAGGGATAAAAGACATGTGAATAGATTGAGAATACCTCTTACTCAGCCTGTATCTTTTTACAAAAAAGATAATCTTAAAATACATCCGTATTTACTAGGTTGTCTAATAGGCGATGGTTGTTTATCTAATAAGTTACATAGAGCTGACCTTGCTTGCCATTCTAAGGATTATCAAACTATTGAAAGAATAAAAGGGTTAGGATATGATATAGTTAAAGAAAGTAAAAATAAGAATAGCCTGCATTATTGCATCAGAAATAAAGAAGTTGTTGAGTATTTGAAGGAACTTGGATTGTGGGGCAAATTGTCTTATGATAAATTTATACCTAACATATATAAGTATTCAAGTATAGAAGACAGAATGGAGCTTATAAGAGGGCTGTTCGATACAGATGGCTGCTGCTCCCAATCTAGCACAAATAGGAAAAGCAGAGTTTCTTACAGGACAACAAGTGAAAATTTGGCAAATGATATTCAAGAATTAATATGGAGTATAGGTGGAAGATGTTCAATACACATTACAGATAAAACAAAAAGAATACAAAATGGGAAAGAGGTAAACTGTGCTAAATCTTACGGATTGTTAGTGTGGACTAAGAATGATAAAGATTTGTTTTGCTTAGATAGAAAAAAAAATAAGGCTATAACTGAAAAAGACAGAAAATGTAGCACAATGCTAAGCATTATGGATTATAAACTTGTCGGCAAAAAAAATGTTAGATGTATAAATGTTTCGGGTAACGAGCATATATATTTAACAGATGGATACGTTATAACAAGGAACTGCGGAAAGTCTTTTGCTGCAATCCTTTCTGTTGCCGAGCCATCATTAGACCCAAATTTCCGTGCATGTTTCACACGAAGAACATTCTCGGAATTGAAAGGTGGTGGTTCTTTGACAGACGATTTTAAATCTGCCTATGGTAATCACATTGAAGTGAAATCAACAGACCCTCCACGTGTAAGGTTTCCGTCAGGGGCGTTTGTTGATTTCAGGCAGATTAACGATGAAAATATACGAAAGGTAACTGAAACTTGGAAAGGTAGCCAGTACGACTTAATATATATGGACGAATTGACTTCGTATGAGTTTTCTACGTTCAAATATCTACTATCACGTAACCGTGGTAAAGCCAAATGGTCGGGCAAATTCAGAGGAACTACAAACCCCGAAAAAGACTGCTGGGTTAGAAAATTCATTGATTGGTATGTTGGATTGGATGGGCAAATAATGGAAGATAGAAACGGTGTCGTGAGATACTTCTATCTTCAAGGAGAGAATGTAGACGATGTTGTTTGGGGTGATTCAAAAGAAGAAGTTTACAGAAAATGCAGGGACGATATTGATAGAAAGATAAAATCTTTAGGTGGTGGGTTTACATATAAGAACCTTATAAAAAGCTTTACATTCTATTTAGGTAGAATGTCAGAGAACAAGGCTTCTATCGGTAACAATATGGACTACGCTGGTAGTGTTGCAGCAGTTGGTGGAAGGCAGGCACAACAGCTTATTGAAGGTAATTGGAATGTATCTTTAAAAAACGATGCAGAAGCACCTATCCCATACGCTACTGCCGAAAGCGTTTTCAACAACGACCCACGAAAGAACAACGACAAATGGATAACGGCAGACTTGGCTGACACTGGTGACGATAACACGGTAATACTTGTTTGGAACGGTCTGCATATCATAGACTATAAGATATTATGTACAAGTACGCCACGACTTAACGCAGAGATGCTGATGCAGATGGCAGAAAGACACGGAATACCTGACAATCATATAATCTACGATGCTATTAGGGCTGCTTATATAAACGACTATATCAACGGTGCGATAGGTTTTAAATCATACAACAGACCAAATGGGTTGTATTGGCGTATGCACTACAACATGAAGGACGAGTGCTACGGACGATTGGTAGAGGTTATAAAGAGAGGTTTGCTTTCATTTGAGGATTCTATTGCGGAAGCTATTTATCCTCACAAGAGAATGAGCAATCCCATTACGATAAAGACGGAATTTATAGAAGAGTGTTCTGTCGTGAGATGGAAAGGTTTGCCCAGTGGTAAAAAGACGCTTTTCAACAAGAAGGAAATGAATCAGATGTTGGGAAAGAACAGGTCTATGGACTTGCTAGACCCTATTGCAATGAGGATGCTTCCTCTGTTGAAATACGAATACGGTCAGGAGCTTATAGCTTCGGAAGTGGCGTTGGAAGAGGATAACGATTTAGGATTGGATAAGGCAAACGTATTTGACGATAGTTTTTGGAGTTAGTATTTTAAATATAAGAGATATATATGGCGATAGCGATAGAGGACATTACGAAGATTATAGACGATGGCAAGAAGATGAAGCATGAGATAAGCGTCAGAGATATATTCTACGTTATTCTTTGCAGAAGCTTCAAGGACAAGAACATTGTCTATGCAGGTCTTTTCGGTAAGGACTTTACTTCTGATGTACTTGACAAGTACGACAAAAGTCAGAAGATGCGGTATTTGAGAAAATACATGAAGTCCAATTATGCGGATAAGGGAGATGTAAACACGGCAACTAGCTGCAAGGTAAAGTACGATGATATTACCTTTGAAGAAAACAAGGAACAGTTGATTAAGAACCTTGCAAAGATTAAGGAGATGAACGAGAACGGTGAACTTGACGCTAAGGATTTTATCAAGCTTGATATTGAAATCCGTACAAAGCTGAACGACAAGTTTGCTGTATCGGAGAAGCAGGACGAGCAGAGGATAATCGTAGAAACCAAGTTCAACACGATATGTCCTCATACACATAGGGAGTGTTGGGTGCAGACAAAGGAATATGCGATGCAGCATTGGAATTTGATTGAGAACCCGAATAGTATTAAAGAACACGAAAACGAGAACGGAGATGAATAGCAAGACTAGAAAACTTATTGATGAATTGTTGGCAGAACCTGAAAAGCTTTTGGAGAAGAAGCCTTTCACGAGGGGCACTGTCGCTGGTAATAACTGCCACTATGGTTTCTTGGATAAGGAAGTTTCCATAAACGGCAAGATTCAGGCTACGCTGTCTAATATCAAGAGAAACGTAGTAAGTCAGGACGAGTTTGTCAGAGAACTAGACCCTATGAGCCACAAGGTACTGTTTGACGAGAATATACCGTCCATTACCATGAAGAACAAGAAAGGGCAGATGTATGAGATAGAATACAAGAAAATGGCTGTTCCTTATCAGAGATTAATCAGGGACAAGCACGTTCTTCACTTGTGCGGAAACCCTATGCAGTTCACGCTGATGAATACAGAGCCTGACGAAAAACAGAACAAGGCTTTCATTGATTTCAAGCAGTATTGGAATTTGAGAAATATGGACGGTATGCGTACAAAGGCTGTAAGTGCGCAGAAGTCTTACGGAGATGCAGGTCTTTTGTTTTACTTTGACTATAAAGGCAGAATCAAGGCTAGACTGTTAAGCTACGAAGATGGATATATTCTTTGCCCTCACAATGACGAGAACGGTGACAGAATACTTGAATCGGTGTATTATTCAGTAGGAGATACGCAGTACATTGACAGCTATGACGATACGTATATGTACAGATATGTATGCGAATGGAATGACGACAGCGTAAATCCTTATAGCTGGAGAATGGAAAAGCCAGTGCCGCACGGATTCAGTGAGATACCTTTGGTGACTAAGAGAGGTCGTGTAGCTTGGGATAACGTACAGAGCATAATCGAAGTTTACGAGGTTATATACAACGTGTTCTTGGTTATTCAGAAGCGGCACGGTTGGGGTATCTTGTATGTAAAAGGTAACTTCAAGGCTTTGTCTGAAAAGGTCGCAGGTGCGGTCATTCTGAATGACACTTCTATGGAAGGCAACGGTAGTGCAGATTTCAAGACACCGCCTAGTCCGCAGAATATGATTGATACGCTTGGTCTTATGGAAGAAACCATTCAGAAAGGATGCGGTGCTACTTTCCTGCTGCCTAAAGATGTGAAAAGTTCAGGTGATATTTCGGCTCAGGCTATCATGCTTACACAGTCTTTGGATATTGAAACAGCCTTGCAGGGTGTTATTGACTGGCAGAATTTTGCGGATAAGATGTGCCGGTTGTTTAAGGAAGGACTTGCAAAGGAACTTGTCAATAACGGCAAGAATCTTACGGCTGTGACTGATTTTGAAAGCATAGACATTAATGCGAAGTTCAAGGTATGGCGACCGCAGAACGATACAGAATACAACAACATGCTTATTTCTCTTAAAGGCGCAGGTGGCATTTCGGAAGAAACGCTGATTGACAAGAATACTGAAAGTTCACCTGACGAAAAGATTAGAATGAAAAAGCAGAAAGAGGAAGAGTTTAAGCTTAAAGAAAAAGAAATGTCCTTGCAATACGGGAACAATAATAACGGAGATGGTGGAAACAGTAATGTTGATTCAAATCAAAATGGCGTAGGAGGCGCAAGTAAAGAGTAAATGGAGTGGTCGGAAATAGTACAGAATGTATTAGTCCCAGTTGGAGCATTTCTTGGCGGTGGATGGATTCTCAATTTCTACAATGCAAAACCAAAGAAAAACAGCATTGAGATTGAGAATATGCGTACTGTGATTGACGAGTTGCAAGATGTTATCAAGCAAAACTCGGAAAGCAGCAAAGAATACCGAAAGACTACTACCGAAGAAATAAACGCTTTGAAAAAAGAGGTAAGGGAATTGTCTTTGAGGGTTGATATAAAACACGAAGCTATCTACGCTTCAAGCGGATGCAAGTTCGTAAAGAAAGCAGAAGATTGTATTGTTATGCAGACTTTCAAAGAGAAATGTCAACAGTGTGGTATAAACAATAACTAATTTTTAAAAAGGAGGTAAATATGTCTTTTATGAGTGACAAGATAAGAAACGGTGGAGAGATAACAAGTCAGGGAGAATTTAACAAGGTTGATTCTTTCTATATCATGCTTGTACCTAAATCCACCGATGCGGCTTCGGTATACGTAATAAACGTACAGCTTGCAGATAATACTGGGCTTGTGGATTTCCCATTCATGTCAAGTACGTGGAATCCTGTCGTATGTACGAAGCTTAACGTAAAGCCGGAAGATTTGACAAGTTACAGAATTTTTTACGGTATGGAATAGCTATGGGTGGATTCAATATAGGAATTGGTGTAGGGTTAAGATACCCTGCACCTAAATTGGGAAATGCAAACGTAAATCCTCCTGAGCCTGATATAACGGATGCTTTGCTGATGGAGGACGGAAGTTTGTTTCTTATGGAAGATGGAAGCTATTTTATACTTGAAGATAGTGCGGTTTTACAGACTTTCAGTGTTAATCAGGTAAATGATACCAATACGACTACGAAAACAAGAAAACCACGTTCTACTACAAGCAAAAATACGGCTACCTCCAAGAAGGTAGATAAAAATTATTGGCACTTTACAAACAATAAATAATTATGGCAGTAAACGGAAAGAAACTAAGTGAACTTACGGATAAAGTAAGTGATATACAAGGTACAGAAAGAATATATGTTTCTGATGGAAGTGGTGTACCTAAATATATTGAAACAAATCAGTTGGCTAAACCAAGTGATATACCTGATGTAAGCGGTTTTATCACATCTACTCAGGCAGACGGAAAGTATGCTACATTAGAGCAAATCGGAAACATTGATGCTATTTTGGATTCAATAAATGGTGAAAGTGTGTAATATAGTAATAAATATGTGGAAAGTTATAGATAATTTCCCTAAATATAGTATTAGTGATAATGGGAAAGTAAAAAGGAATAGATATGAGCAGGTAGATTCAATGGGTAGAACAGTTTTATATAAAGAAAAAGAACTTCGTTTGTACAAAGATAAAGATGGATATTCTACCGTTATGTTTAGAAACGAAAAAGGTCATGTAAAGATGTGTAAAGTGCATAGACTTGTAGCAGAAGCATTTATTGATAATAAAGAAAATTATAAGTTTATTAATCATAAAAACGAGAATAAAAGTGATAATAGAAAAGGAAATCTTGAATGGTGTGATATAAAATACAATAACACCTATAATGGAAGGCATATAATTGCAGGTATTACCCAAAGGAAAAGAATATATTCTATAGATAAAAACGGAAATATTATTCATTATAATGGAGTATGTGAGGCGGCTAAAAGTTTAAACGTAAAAGGTTGCAATATCTCGTCAGCTTTGAACGGTAAATTAAAAACCGCTTATGGTTATAAATGGTTTAAGGAGGTGATTTGATATGGGAACAACGGCAGAGAAATTAAATAAAATATTAGATAGCAAAGCAAAGATTAAGGCTGCTATCGAAGCGAAAGGCGTTAGTGATGTGGGAGATGTGTTGGCTAACTACCCCGATAAGATTGCAAGTATTCAAAGCGGTGGTGGAAGTAGTGGTTTTACAGGTCATGCAGACGTAGAGGGGTTGAAAGCTATTGGTTGGACTGATGAAGATATAGAATACTATCAGACGCACGGTGTTAATTGGAATGAAGAAGATGATGTTTATCATAAAGTACCGCAGGATAATATTGACCTGTATGGTGTGTTGACTATTGATAATATTCAGGAATATAAAGATAGAATTGTTTATCTTCCTAAGATTGATACAAGCAAAAGGGCAAGTTTAAGCAAATTGTTTAAAGATTGTAGTTCGCTAATATTCATTCCTATGATTGATACAAGCAGTGCTGTAGATATGAATTATATGTTTGCTGGTTGTTCTTCTTTAATTTATGTTCCAAAATTTGATACAAGCAGTGCTGTGTTTATAAATCACATGTTTTTTAACTGTTATTCTATAACTTCTGTGCCACAGTTTGATACAAGCAGTGCTATAGATATGAGTTATATGTTTACTGGTTGTTCTTCTTTAATTTATATACTACAGTTTGATGCAAGTAATGATGTGGATATTGATTATATGTTTACTAATTGTGTGTCTATGCAATTTGCAAACATATCAAAACTTAATACATCGTTAAATATAACCAGCTCATCATTATTTGCCAAAGACAGCCTACTTTACATCATTAACAACGCAGCACCAACAAAAAAAATTACAATTACACTTTCGGCTTATTGTTATAATAAGTATAATGCTGACCCTGATGTAGTAGCAGCACTTGAAGCACAACCAAATGTTTCACTTGCATCCGCATAACGAAAGGAGTAATTATGAAAGAGATAAAAGCAAAAGAAGGATATTACTTGTCGGATAAGGACAAGATGTTTTTTTTATAAGTCTGTGAAAGGAGAGAATGTAAGTTAAGACAACTACATTGAAGTGACGGAAGAAGAAGCCAACGGAATAATGAAGCACGATGAAGCGGTGAAAGATATTGATTCGCTTGATAAGATAGACGAATACTCATACAAGGCTTATGTTATACCTGAATGTATCACGCTATTCCTATTACGAATAATCAGGCACTCGAAAGAAAGTCGCTTTTCCCGATGTGGTCAGCGGATGACTTGTCGGTGAAGAAAGGAGAAAAATATCAGTGTGACGATTTGCTTTGGGAAGCCAGGTCTTGAAACTGCATCATTGTGGAAAGTAGTTGATGAAGAACATGAGGGTACAATAGATGATGCTATTCCATATACGCCTCCTATGGAAATATTTGCCAATAAATACTATACCCAGGATGGCGTGTTATACAGATGTACACGTGACAGCGGCATTCCATTAAGCCACGATTTAAGTGCGCTAGTAGGTTTATATGTAGAATTAGTTTAAATACAATAAACATCCCCACTTACTCATTCAGCAGGTGGGGATTTCTTTTTATTGTTAATTTCGTATAAGATACAAAAGCAAGCACCTAGGATAAGACTTTCCATTATGTTAGGGGTGTAATTGAAATATCTTAATATCAGTTCTATTGGAACGCCACAAATAATTAAATACAATATAAAACATTAAAATTCCTTCATTCTTTATCCTCCAATCCGTATAATTCCATGAGATACGAGTTTATCCTATCCTTATCCCATTTGTAGGCTTTCCCTAAAGTAGTTGCTTCAACAACCTTTACCTTTCCGTCTTTTACTTCGGACTTTACCATTGTGGTATAGTCCTTTGAGTTTTCTTTTCCAAAGTCAATTCTTATTTCAAAATTGCCTCTGTTTATCACATAGTTTCTTTGCATAAATTACTCATCATTATAATTGTCAAAATCATCGTATTCTTCGTCACTTGGGTAATCTTGTCCGAAATCCATAGGCTCAATTTACATGATTAAACCAACAATATTCACAATAGTATACAAAATTGCCATAAATAGGTTCGTCAGGAAATATTATTCTTCCACATAAGGCACATCTTGGGAAATTCCTGATTTCTTCTTCAGTGTAATATATTTCCATAGTCAATCCTCCTTAATAAACAGACACAAATCATAAAGCATGTCAATAACTAGTCCGTCTTGTATTTCGTAAAGGCTGTGAATTGTTTCATCCTTATAAATTACGCATACGTAATAATTGTCGAAAGAATCGTCACATATACTTACATCTAACGCTTCGGGCATAGCTTTCTTTATCCTAGACAAAAGTATGTTCTTAAAATTTATTTCCCATTGGAAACTATATACTAGAACACTGTCTATAAAATCAATCTTTTCATTGTTTGTCATAGTGTTGAAATTCCTAAACATGAAAGATATACGATTGAAAGCTTCACAAGAAGAGAGGTTATATAACCAAAACAATAAGTAAACGTACATGCCTTAGGACTTAAATCTTCAAGGTCACGCTTCATGGTTTCGATATTCATCAGTTCCTTGTCAACGAAATTGATATACTTGCTGATTGAAGTACATTTGTACTTGTAGAAAGAGAGCGCAACAAAAATGCAAAGTGCAATGATAAATAGAATTTTCATAGGTCTTTAAACTTTAAATTAATATCTTTTATAAAACTATCATAGTGTTGTAAAGGTACATAATCTTTGGCAACTTCAACAAAAGCATCCAAACATTTAGCTTTTATTAACTTAATTATGTTTTTTTCAAGTATTTTTTCTATTTTATCTATATCTTTATATTTAATTATAATAAGATTTATCTTGTTGTTCTTGCAATACTCTTTTAATCTTTTATCTCGTTCAACTTGTATATCAAAGTCATCTCTATTTTTATAGAAAAATGAATTATACTCATAATGCTGCTTCCCATTAAACTCTATTATAGTGCTATACTTTGGTAGATAAAAATCAACCCTTATGTTGTTTCTTGAAAACATTTTTTGTTCAAGATTTATTTGGTATTGAGGTTGAAAGTTAACGCCCAAAATATTTAGAAAACGTTCTATCTCCTTCTCTCCCCTAGAAGAAGAACAACGAGGACATCCTGCTCCTCTTAAATGACTTTCAGGTGTTTGCCAAAAACTACCATGTTTTGAACAAATTATATTAACATACGTTTTACTGTCGACAAATTCAACCTGAGAATAATCGTATTTCGCGCCATGAACAGCTTTAGCCCTTTCTAAAAACGCATTCTCATCTATCTTTTTACAGTTAGCACAATATGGGCATCCGTGACCTAATAAGTGTGAATTTGGAATTTGCCAGAACTCTCCGTGAATCGGGCATATAATACATACTTTCGTATGATTATTTATATACTCAACTTTGGAATAATCATATTTACCCGTATGAATTTGTTCGGCTTTTTTAATAAATTCATCAATATTACTCTTACACCTTTCCCCATTCTCAAAGTTAGCACAAAGTTTACATCCATAACCACTTAAATGGTCATTTGGTCTCTGCCAAAATTCTCCATGTATAGGACAAATTATACATACCTTAATTTTGTTTCCTTTATATTCAACTTTGCTGTAATCGTACTAGTCACCGTGTACAGCTCTTGCTTTTTCGATAAATTCTTCTGTTGTTGATTTTTAGACATTTTTTACTAAATTAAAAATTGACATGAATAAATATTTTATATAGGAATAAATTAACTAATAACCTAATTAGTAATATATACTTACTATAATATTCCTATTATATACATTAGCTATTCAGGGTAATAAGTTTGAACTGAGCATTTTGGAAAGAGTGTAAATTCCCCTTTAGAGGTACAATCCTCTTTTTAGGTTACACTCTTTTGGATTTTTAATGTAACAAGTCGTCACATCGCACCCCATCAGTCGTGGTTGTTTACCTGCATACATGAAACAACTTTTAGAACCTATGCGTGTATGCCGCATCCATGCTACCGTTCATTAACTCCCCAGTTCGCCTAAGCATGGGCTTTACTCTAAGCGTTTAACTTTATGTCCGAGGTTTCTAGCCGATACAACATAAAGTATATAAAAAAAAAGAAAGCATTGGAAATGTACCGTGTGTAGTCCCAATGCCTTCTTTATAGTATATCTTATTAAAAAGAACTTTCTACAATTTTCGCACGGTACATTTATCAAATACGAAGCAAATATAATCATTAATTTTCAATCTGCAAACAAATTAACATAGTTTAACTTTGCATAATTGTAATAAGTACAAAAATGTAGTATATTTGTGCTAAATATATGTGCACAATGGAGAAGATTTTAAAGTTATACACATTCGTAGACGGAATCGAGGATACACCGTTCCCAAACAAGACGGAACAGATTGTCATAGGCGATTTCAAATACGATGCAAACGGAAGAATGGGCGGCGTACCCACAATAGAGGCTACCGTAAAGCACAGACTTTGCCTCGACAAGCTTTGGACGAACAAGGTGTATGCTTCATTTGACGGTCAGAAGTTCTATGTAAAAGATACACCCTCATCGTCTAAAAGCAACGAGGACGAAAGATACGAACATTCGGTTACTCTCAAATCCGAACGTGAAGTCCTCAATCATACCTATTTCATAGATGCGGTTCAGGGCGACAGCACGATTGACGGTGTTGTTTCCAACAGTCTGAAAGTACAGTTCATGGGTGACATAACACAATTTGTCGCTAGACTTAATGCTTCCATGTCCTACTCAAAGATAGACTATACAGCCGTAATTGACGAGGGCATAACTTCTGAAAGCCAGCTTGTATCTTTCGAGGACAAATACATTCTTGAAGCTTTGCAGGAAATATACAATGTATATAAGCTGCCTTACTATTTTGTCGGAAAGACCATACACGTAGGATATGAGCAGAACGCAATACCTACGGTGATGAAGTACGGCATTGACGGTGCTTTGCTTTCCGTATCAAAAGAGAACGCAAACTACAACCTTGTAAACAGAATTACTGGTGTAGGAAGCAGTGACAATATCCCTTACTACTATCCGAACAAGACACCAAAGGGTGAAGTTTCAATAAATGTATATTCAGGCAATCAAGGTCTGTCACAATCCGATTTATCGCTTGTAGATGCGGTCAAATTTGCCGAGAAAGTAGGTTCGACTGACAAATGTATCTACTCAAAGAAAAGTGGCGAAAATGTCGTTGTCATAAATTTCTACGAGTTTTACAATTCGTCAACATTTGTCGACTACGAAGCAAATTCTGAAATATCAATACCAGTAAGAAAAGAAGGCAGTGCTTATAAAAGTACGGCTACATTCCTTGTAAACGTAACGATACTGCATGATGCAAGCATTACAGTCAATACCGCCTTTATGCCTATTAATTTCAGCTTGGGTGCTTTAAGTTCACCGTCATTTACGATTAAGGGATATGGCGAAGAAGATACACAGTACAAAGTCCTGAACAACGGAGATAAGGTAGCAGCAGGTGACTACACAATCAAGGTTGTATTCAAGGTTTCCTACACTGGCATTGTAAGTGATTCTGTGACAAGTGCCAAATTCTACTTTGAGGCTTCATTCCCTAGTTCATACTATGAATATTGGGACTTGAACGGAAAGGAAGTCAAGCTTGAAGAAATAGGTATAAGTCTTAACGGAAGCCCTAAACTAGTAGTAGGTGACTACTTTACACAGAATATAGGCAAGCAGATACCTTATTGTACGGAACTTATGCCGCCTATATACAGAGAAACGGAAGGCGAGCAAAGATTCTACAATGCGCTGAACGACACATATCAGAAGCCTGATTCAGACGAATACTACACATTTGAGAACGTATATTCAGAGGGCAATCCTTTAGAGGGCAAAGTTACCGCAGAAGATATTAAACCGTCTATCAAGGGAATGACAAATGCGGAAGGACTTAGAATAGACATGTTCACCGAATTTGCGTATGACGAAAATGACAGTGATGAGTTTGACGGCGAGAAAAACGAATACGTTCATCCTTACTTCTTCGGAAAGCTTAGAAAGTTCAACGGAGATTACGGATTCAATCTATTCGACCAAGCATCCGAAAGCGGAAATATGGAATTTTCGTTTACAAGCGGTATGTGCGGCTCTTGTACCTTTGAAATAGGAGCAGGAGATGAAACACAGAAGAATTTGGTTCAGGTAGACGATAGCGGGAATCTGTTACGTGACGAGAACGGAAACGTAAGATGCGGTCGTGACGGATTGCAGAAAGAAACACCGCAAGACAGACAGAACGATACGGTAAACTATGAAGTATGGGTTGCACTAAAGAAAGACGATACAACCTATACAAACGTCATGCCTAATGTATCAAAAAACCTCAAACCGAAAGCAGGTGATACATTTGTCATACTGAACATAAACATGCCCGATTCGTACATATACAAAGCCGAAAACGACCTTAAAGAATACCTCATTCAGTATATGGCAGAAAACAACAGCGAGAAGTTTAACTTCTCCATAAAGTTCAGCCGTATATTCTTTGCAGAACATCCTGATATTCTTGAACAGTTGAACGAAAATTCACGGCTTATAGTAGAATACAACAAGGTACAGTATACTTTCTATGTAGACAACTTTACATATACAATGAGTTCAGATTCGCCATTGCCTGAAATAGAAGTAAACTTGGCAGATACGCTTTCTATCGGTCAGAACTCATTACAAACAATGCTTGACGGTGTTAAGCAGGACGTACTTTCCAATATAGGAAGCGGTGACATACTAAGTCAAGGGAACAAATACTTTATTAGAAAGGACGTAGCCGACAGAGCAAAGGGAGAAAAGACATTCAACGACCTTGTAAAGCTAATTGACGGTTTGGAAATAGGTACATATCTAAGCAAAAAGTCAGGTGCAAAGATTTCAGCGGACGGAGCAGCAGAGCTGCTTAATTTGTTGCTTAGAGGTGCGTTGGCAATAGGCGACTATAAAAAAGGCTTGAAAGGAGCCAATATTGACGAACAGGGTGTTGCAGATTTACTTTCTATACTTGTACGAAGCGGAATAGAATCAGCTAATTTCTCTACTGGTGCGTTAGGGGCTGGATTCTGTCTGAAGAAAGACGAAAACGGTGACAGTTATCTGGAGGTAGACCGTATGCTTGTCAGAAAGGTAGCCACATTTATTCGGTTGCTTATACAACAGATAAAGCATGTTGGCGGTCAGATTATTCTGACTCCGGCATCTATGTCTTGCGTTAAGATAGAGGATAAAGGAGATTTCTATCGTTGCTATTTTGAGAACACGGACGGAGAAAGAACAATAGAGCAGGAATTTGTTGTCGGTGACTTGGCAAGGGCACAGACTTTTAACGTTAAGGAAGGTGTTAATGAGAACGTCACTAATACCTACTATTGGCGTGCTGTTGTAGGCACAGGAGATAACTATATAGACCTTTCTAAAACCGATTGCGATACAGGTTCTACTGAACCTAAGGCTGGCGATGATATCGTACAGTTGGGTAATAAGTCTGATGCTACACGTCAGGCAGCTATTATCTTGTCTGCATACGGCAATGATGCACCGTATTTTAAATTGTATCGTGGTATCAATTCCTATTCTTTGGACGGAAAAGAATTTGTTTCATTTTCTCGTTCGGAAGTAATGATTATTGCCGATGCAATAAGATTCAGTTCGGGAGAAAGCGTAAAGGACTATATCGACAACGCAGTAGGGGAAGTCAATACAAAAGTAGACGATGCTATATCTGATTTATCTGAAAACATTTCATTTGTAAATCAGTTATCTAAGGATTTAGAAGCTGTTAAAAACCAAATAGACGGTGCTATTGAAACATGGTTTTATGAACCAGTTCCTACATTAAGTAACGAGCCTGCTGTAAATTGGACTACAAACGAAGACAAGAACGTACATTTAGGCGACTTGTATTATGATGGTAATGGAAAAGCGTATCGCTTTCAAGTGAGTGGTAGTAAGTATACATGGCAGGTAATAACCGATTCTGATATCACAAAAGCTTTGGCTGACGCTAAAAAAGCGCAGGACACGGCAGATGGAAAAAGAAGGGTATTTGTGACTACCCCGTCTAATGCCTCGGTGTATGATATTGGAGATTTGTGGGTTAATGCTACATACGGAAGCTACAAGAATGATTTGCTTCGATGCAAGACTGCCAAACAAGCAAATGCTCAGTTTTCTATTGAGCACTGGGAACTTGCTTCTAAGTATACGGATGATACTAAGGCAAATCAGGCTCAGGCTGCGGCAGATGCAGCTAAACAAGCAGCTGATAGTGCACAGCAGACAGCCAATAACGCCGTTCAAAGCGCGGCAACTGCAAACGCCTTATTGTCTGATATAGCAAATGACAACAAGCTGACTGCTCAGGAAAAGCAGGAAACAAAAAAAGAATGGGATATTATTGTTTCTGAAAAGCCTAAAAACAATGCAAGTGCTGACAAGTACGGAGTAAGCAGGACTGCTTACGATACGGCTTATAATACGCTAAGTGCTTATATAACACCGTTGCTTTCAAGTCTTTCAACAACAAGTAATATATCAGGAGCTGCATTCAGAAGCAAGTTTAAGGATTACTACGATGCTCGCACCGATTTATTGAACGCTATATCAGCAAAGGCTAAATCCCTTGCAGATGCTGCACAACAAACTGCAGATGCGGCACAAGAAAAGGCTAATCAGGCAATAAAGGATGCTGCCAACGCAAAAGCGGCAGCAAACAATGCACAAAGTGATGCTGATGAAGCTAAGAGCCGATTAGATAGTTGGGCTTCTGACGGTTCTATTTCTCCAACAGAAAAGCAGTCATTGAAAGAAGAAATAGCTAGAATTGACGCAGACAAGACACAGATTGCAAACGGATATAGTAAGTACAATCTAGGTACTCCTACAAATTACAACAATGCACACACGACTTATCGTGCTGTGTTGGTAACTCTTACGGCTTCATCTCCTGAAACAATTGCTATTCCTTCTGATTTTGCTACAAAGCAGACAACGTATTATACACAGAGAACAAATGCTTTAACCGCTATCTCAAATGCGGCACGTGATTATGCGCAAGGTATAGCCAACGATTTAAGTTCTTATAAGAAAACGGTAAGTTCACAGTTTGAGCAGACCAACAACAGTATTACTGCTGCTGTAACTTCTTCAAAAGAATACACCAATAATGCTATTAATAATATTCAGATTGGAGGTAGAAATCTAATTGCTATATCTAATATAGTAGATGGTTATATACAAGCAGAAAACGGAAATTATTACAGTGTAAAAGATGGATACAATTACTGCTCAAAAGATTTTATCCCTGCAAAATATGGATATTATACACTAACATTATACAAAAGTATATCGGTAGATAGACATTCAGGCTCTATTCATTGTTACGATAGTAGCAAAAAATGGTTAGGCATTTGTTTGCCTGGTATTACTTGGACATCTCCAAAAACAAAGACTTTCCAAACTTTAGAAACTACAAAATATATAAAGTTTACCTTAATAAAAGGTAATGTTGAAGGTAATTGGAAACTTGAAACAGGAACTAAATCTACAGACTGGTCACCTGCTCCCGAAGATTCGGAAAACGCTTTGACTGAATATAAAAAAGAAGTTACGGCACAATTCAGTGTATTAGAAGGTGAAATTAATAGTAAGGTTTCTTCTACTGAAATTACTACTATTAAGCAGGAAATAATTAATACTGCTGCGAGCGATGCAACCAAAAAGGCGAATGATGCAAAGACTTCAGCAATAAGTACTGCCTCTGCTGACGCAACTTCCAAGGCAAATAAGGCAAAGCAGGACGCTATATCTACTGCTGCTACAGATGCTACCAACAAGGCAAATAAGGCTAAGAATGATGCTATAACAACAGCCGGACAAAATGCAGACAAGAAGTACGCAACGATTACGACTGTAAAATCTATGCAGACAGTCATAGAACAGCACTCAGAAAAATTATTGCTAAAAGCCGAAAAGACAGAAGTAACTACCGTTCAGAACAACCTGAATCAGACTAATAACAATTTGTCAGCGCTGACTACACGTGTAAGCAAAGCAGAAGTCGCGTTACAACCTGATAACATTTGGATTGGTATTTCTTCTAAGGTTACAAGTGTGAGCAAGATAACCAACATTGTTCCTGACAGTTGCTTCGATGATGCTAATTATAGCTTGCTTTATACCGGAGGTTCACGAGTTAGTGCGGCAACTGCCAACAATAGTTGTCCTACAAGTTATTGTATGAAAAGTACAGTTGGTACGATTTATGCTAAGTCATACGTTAATGTTAATGTAGGAGAAAAATATTATGTAACTGCCTTAGTTAATGCGGAGAAGTGTAATTATAATGTAACAGTAGGTCTTAGAATAAAACTGAAAAATGAAACATACAAATACATAGAGCTTGATGCAATAGAATCCAAAACAAAAGGATGGAATACCTCGTCAGGATATATAACAATACCAACAGATTCTATTTCTGCAAGTATATGTTTCAGTATTAAAGGGACATCTAATTTAGGCGAAGCTTACTTTACAAAAGTTTATGCCTACAAAGTAGATGAATCTATTAATCAAAACTATGCTTTATTGACAAGCAACGAAAAAAGATTGACTACTTTTAATAATGTAGCAAATCAAAGAAATACATTATACAAAACGTCAGGTTTAAAAAAAGGAGATATAGTAACCATTTCATTTGAATACGAAGCAAGAAATCTTATTTGGAACGCAACGGAGAACTCATATTTTAGGGTTCAGTTTGACGATAAATTTGGTTGGACTGCTCATAGTATTCCTAATTTAAAATCTAATGGTACAGGTAAAATTATTACTCCTCCCTTAACTTTAGGTGGTAGTGATACAAATATCAAAGATTCTAATATTGAAATGGTTTTTTATTACATTTCTTCTGTGTTACAAGACAATAAACCAATAGGTTACTTCCGTGTTTGGAATCTCAAAGTCGAAAAAGGAGAAAGGTCAACACCGTGGAGTGCTGCACCTAGCGATTATTCCACAACAGAAGAGATTAAGACAGGAATTACCGTTAAAGAGAACGCCATAAGTATTTTCGGAAAAGATGTATCTTTACAAGGAAAGATTACATTCAGTTCTCTTAATAGTAGTTTGCAGAGCACAATCAATAATAAAGCTGACTCAGGCGATGTCACTTCTAGTATAAATTCCTCTAAAGAGGATATGGCTAAAAAGTTAGGATATGCCAGCTATGCTGATATGGTTTCCGCAGCAACAGCCGGAAATACAATCATTGAGGGAGGACATATTCGTACAAGTCTGATTGAAGCGGATGCTCTTGTAGTAAAAACACTTAATGCTTCAAATACAGATGGTGTAAGCGCACTTGTCAACAAGGACGGCATGAAAATGACGCAAGGAAGTAATGTACTGTTCAAACTGATATCCAATAAGGCTACTGTTGGAACGACACGATATTATGCGCAAATGGACTTGACAACGGTTTATTCGGATGGTTCTACTTTGCAAGGTACATTAACACCTGAATCTTTGTTCCTTAGAGGTAAAACTAAAAGTACAGATAAGACTTTGAAAACTACATTGATGTATAATGGCTTGATGATATATGATGAAAATGGTACAGGTCTTACTGTTAACACAAAAGGAATACAGCTTACGTATTGTGGAAGAACTCAGGGGGGTAGTAATGTTTGTGCTGTTGTGCATTATGCTAAGTGTATATTCTCTGCATATATAACAGCTTCGGGATATCTAAATAGATCTATTGGCGCTTCTATTCCTAACAGTTCAGGAACTCCTATCGAATTTTCTGTAACAAAAAAAGCTACAGGTCTATATAGAGTAACACACAATATAGGGAATACACTTTATCATGTTCAGATAACAGCTTTATCTAATGGAAAATTAACTGTTGCAGTAATTGAAAACATTTATAGTACATACTTTGAATATAGTACGACAAGTAACTATAACAACTGGTCTCTTATGGATGCAAAAGTATTTATAGCTGTTTATTACGAATCACCCAAACTTGGAACATTTTAAATAAAACTTTCTATAAAAACTGTTTAATTATGAAAAAACTTAATTTTAAAGCTGTCCCGACAAGGGACATTGAAGGTAACTTGGAACCTCGTGACATCTCGAAAGAACTGGGGAATTACATCTATCGTGAAACTTCTGACTTGGGAGAATTAGACCTTGCACAGAGAATCTATAAAGACGGAGAAGTAGAAGCAAATGAGAGTGAAATAGAAATCATCCGAAAGTACATCGACAGCGGATATAAGGCGTTTGTAAAGAAAGCCTTTGAAGAAATGGTTTCGGATGTTCAAGAAGTTCAACCTTTATAAAAAATAATTATGGATATTAAAAATCAATCCTACGGAAAAGTTATCAGTGCTGCATACCAGCACTACATTACACTTGCAGATGTGGAAGATAAGTATAAACCTATCTTAACCACTATTACAATTCCTTCATGGGAGGAAATAGACCAATATCAAGAGATAGACGAAGCGGAAGCGGAAAGAATACGTTCTATTAAGAGCACTTCGAGCGAAAGCATAGAATTATTAAAAGAAAAGGTAGATGTTATGTCTAAGCTGTTTGAATCAAGTATAAACACTATGAATCTTACGGACGAACAAGCATTGCAGGTTAAGGAGCTGTTCCCGAACTGGAGTAATTTTATTAACCAGTCAATACCTAAAGATTTTAAGACAAACTACAATAATGTATTATACAAGGCGACAGAAGCAGTTGAAAACGTATCAGCAGAAGAAACACCCGAAATTACAGTAGCAAGTTATTCGCCTATAACAGATAAAGCAACAGAGTAAATAGTAAGATATATGAAGATAATAAGAAATAAAATAATCCCTTTTAATGGGTTTAAGGCAATAAACATATTCGGTGTATTGTTTGTAAGAGAAAGAGCAAATATAGACGTTAAAACAATTAACCACGAGGAAATACATACAGCACAAATGAAAGAAATGTTATATATATTCTTCTACTTGTGGTATATTGTAGAATGGATTGTAAGGCTTTTTTACAAAGGAAATGCTTACAAAAACATATCACTTGAGAAGGAGGCATACAGCAATGAAAGTGACATGTTTTACCTGAGTAACAGAAAAAAATATTCCTGGATGAAGTATATTTAAAAGATTAACGTATATTTGTGACGATAAATTAATGTTTAACTAAATGTTTTGAATTATGAAAGAAGAATTGAAAGAAGAAGCAAAGGCGTTGATTGATGCTGGCAGACGAACAAGCAGTTTATCAGGACTTGTCGGCACTCGTAGGACTTTACGTTGAGCAAGTAGAGGGATAAAATAAACAAGGGGAGTTTTAATCGCTCCCCTTTATCTTTTAAACAACTTTCTCAATCTGTTTTCTTTAAGCCTAGACTTTTGTAATTCCTTTTCTTCCTTACGTTTTCTCTTAGCTTCACGTTTACGAATATCCTCATTCAGCTTATCACGAAGTGCCATAATATCGGAACGTAAGAAACCGCAACGCTGATTGTTTATTACTACCTGCTTTATTCCGTATTTGTCAAGTACGGATTTAAGACCGCTTCTGTTTGTAGCACCGAATCCTAGTATTTCACCTGCCTTGTCATAATTAAGTACATCGTCCTTGCATACTCTTCCGCTTGCATTGTTGTTCAGTGTAGCAATAGTAGAAGCTACCGTATCTTCGTTACATTCACCGTTTATAATCTTGTCAACCATGTCAAGTAAGTAGTTGACTGCCATTTTCAATACGATAGGTAATTTGTCTATCTTTTCTTTAGTTTTATCGCTTAATTCCATACTCCTTGTATCTTGATTTCTTAACTTTTCTTGCTCTTCTGGAATGGTTAATAGCTAGTATAATAGTAGATATTGTAGCAAACATAAGTGTTCCGCAAGCAAAATATATGTATTCTTCTGCTGTATCAAATATAGAGTATTTACAATCAATGTAATTAACAATTGGGACTAAAACGAGATTATAGCAAAGAAATCTTGCCCACCTACAATGATATTTCCCTTGTGTATGTGACAAAACAGTAAGCAACACTCCAAATAGCAATGAATTTGTAAATAGGTAGTCATATTCAGATATATCTACTCCATTTAATGCGTAAATCAAAACTATCAGCATATATGTATTCAAACCAAATATGCAAAATCTAACTACAAACTTATCCATTTGCTCTATCTTTATTTACTTTAGCTATAACTCTTGCTGTAATAAAGCCTCCAGTACCTTTACCCATCTTAGGCTTAACCGCCTTCTTCGCTTCCACCTTAACCTTTACTTTCCCTTTGCTATTCGCCATAAATTAACCTCCTATAAAAAAAGAGCCAGCGATAAGTCACCATGAAAAACCTATCGCTAACCCTTTTGCGTAAAAATTTAAACTGTAATAATATGAGAACACAAATCCTGCTCATGGTGAAAAACAACATCTATGAAAACATAGAGGGCAAAAGCGGATTCAAACCGCTGTAAAACACTTTTGCAGAGTGTTGGCTAAATCACTCACCCATTTTGCCCGAATTTCAAAGAAAACCTAGACTATCTTCACAGACCATCTAGGCTAATACTAACAATTATCAACTCTTTAATTCTATGAAGTACATTACAAATGTAATAATTCTTTTTAAGATTCCAACTCTATAAGTGTTAAAATTGCATAATTAGCTAAATCTTTTAAAGAATCAACGTATGTTTCACCTTTTACTTCGTTGCTTTTCTTCTGCAAAGACTTGATTCGGTTAATCTTTTCCTGCAAATGAATGATAGAATAGGTCATTCCGTATTCTTCAAACAACTTGACAAAACTATCTCCGTAGTCCTTGTTCTTTGCTTTGTATGTTTCAAGCAATTCACTTGTTATCTGTGAGAATTTTTCTTCTTTGGTCATATCAGCTTTCAAATTTATTAAGTTTAACTTGCTCGCAACATTTAACTATATATTCAGCTAAATAGCACAATGGTTCTTGATTGTCAAAGTCTAATTTAGCTCCAATATATTCAAAAACTCTCATTGCGGCATGAAATGATTCATGTGCTATAATAGGATTAGTCATACTTTTTTTAGATGCAAATCTAATAAATATTCCTCCTTTATTATTAGTACAATCATAAGCTGGTTCTATAACCGCATCGCAACTATCGTCCATATCAGAAAGTTCTTTAAAACCATCAAACTTATTTTCGGTAGTGATAGCAATCCAAATCTTTCTAGGATATATGCCTAAATCAAATTCATGTATTTTTACTTTTGTCATATCTCTGTAAAGTCTTTCATATTATTACACCTCCTTATCGCATATAATCAGTTCGTGAGCGTAGGGCAAAGATTCCACAAACTTCTTAAAGTTTCCCCAATCTTCTTTTAGCTTGTGGTTTTTTCTTTGCTTGTATATCGTAGATAACTGTTCATAGTTCGTAGAAACACGAACAAACAATTCTGTACCCATAGGACATTCAGAAATAATCTGCATGAACATGTGATATAAGCACTCTTCTTTTGTATTTGCTTCAATTACTTCGCCATTTCTCAATTCAAAAGTAGTCCTTTCAAAAGCCTCTCCTTCTAAGCCAGCAAACATATTATAAGCATAAACTAAAGCGTTCATCTTATCAACAGTTGCTTGGGAAATATACTTGTTACAACACTTGTCAAAATCCATTTTAGTGATTCTGTGCATAAGCGAACTTGAAGTGATGTAATCAAACCAATGATAGCGTTGAAGTTGCTTTGTGATATATTGAGTATATTTCATATCGAAAGACACTCTGATACCTGTTCTAAAATTGCTATGCCCAGTACCACCACCACATTTAGCCAATTTGATAGCACGTTTCAGGCTTTCTTCAAACTCTTCATCCGTGTATTCCGGCATTTCCAATCTCATTGCATTTCTACTTGCTATGACGCTTTCTTTGAGGTCATATACTTTTACATTATATATTTCAAGCATTTTTGTAATATTTTTTCAGAGATGATAAAACTTTTTCAGATAAACAATCTTTATATTCATCAATTAAATCATTAAGCAATTCTTGTTTTTTCTTTAAATATGTAAACTTAGCCTCTTCTTTTGTTTCAAAAGTACCTAAATGTATCTTCTTTCCCTTAGAACGAATAAAAGATACATATTTAGTTTTTGACCTATTAAACCCATATCCAGCAGCTTTATTGCTTTTTTCAAAAAAAGTATTGATTTGAGGGGGAACGAAGCAGCAAGTGGCTGGAGAGTATACTCTATTACCTCTTACTAAAATATCTTTATCTAAATGCCACCCACTTTCATACTTTTGTTTTTTAGCCCAATCCAAAAAATTTTTAAAACAAAGCCATTCTTCACACACACAAACATCGCTATAAGAACCTCCTATACGATTGGCTCTATAAAGCATATTATACCATATATCATACATTTTTGAATCATAATCGGAAGTTCCCGTAAATCCCCCAAAGATATTCTTGTAAAGTTTATCACGAACTTCTCCGTTTTCTATATGATTCATAGAAGTAAAGTATTCATATCCAGTATTTTTAAACTTTATCTTAACTTTTTCACAATTAAAATATTCAACGATATTGTATTCTCCATATTTTGCATGATAAAAAGAAGTCTTTTGCAAATCATTTATTGATTTTTTAAGCATCTGTTCCCATATTTAATTATCCAACCGTTCTGTCATTCTTATCTCCGAGCAAAACTTGATTTGCCAATTCCATGTTGTTCTCAAATTCTGCGTTCTCCTTGTACGTTTCGTCCTGCAACTCTGCGTTCAAAGACTTTTCAGTCATTGTTTGCAAGCGTTTTACAATATCCTCTGCAATACCGAAGAAAAACTCATCGTCACAAGTGGCAAAGATGCCCAACTGCAAAATCTGTGTGGTAGCCAAATACAAGAAGTCGTATGTTTTCTTCTGTTCTTCGGTAAGCTCGTCATATTTGTCTTTCATGTCAAGCACTACTTCCAAATGCTGATAAAGTCCCGACATTCTAGGACTTACAATCAAATATAATCCACCTTTTGCCTGAAAAGCAATATAGCCCTTACATCTCACAAATCTTATTGAATCATTGTCGTATTCCTTAATCACGTCTTTTTCAGGAATACAGAAGCGCATAGGCTCTACATCCAACTGACCTTTCAAAGACAGTAATTTGTCAATAAGAGAAGCCGCAAACTTAGCGTCCTTACTGTTTGTCTTAATCTGATTTACTACTTCATCAATTTTCGTTTTCAGTTCCTTCTTTTCCATATTCAAAATCTTTAGTAAAGTTTCTTTCGTATTTTCTTTCTTCCAAATAATTAAGGTAATCTCTTATCGCACACTTGATAATACATTTCTTAACCTTGTCACGGTCTGATTTCTTCCGTTCGTCAGTCTTTGCTTCTCCGTTTTCATCCTTAGAAGAAAGATAAGCGGCAACTTCATCAGCTTTGTATTCATGCTTTGCAAGATATTCGATACAGTCAGACTGCTTGCGCAAGTCAGGCATATATCCGTCTTTTAAAAACAAAGTAGGATAAATTTCATCATACTTCATAATAGTAGCAGGATTGCCGAAGTCTTTCATAACTACTGGGTTGTTGCTTCCGTCATTTGCAACCACGCAATAGTTCGTACTTCCGTCACATTTCCAAACCTTAGCGACTGCCTTTACCCAAATTCTGTTGTCACCCTCTTTCAAAGGTTCAGGTAATTCATGCTGGTAACATTCATTCAAAACCTTAACCAGCGATTCTTTTTCAATATTTAACTGCATAAAAATACGTTTATTTATTCAATTTAAATCCTACGTTAAACATATAGTACAAATTCTTGTCGTAGTAACCTATACCGCCTCTCAATGTCATGTCATTTCTGAACTTTATACTAGCACCGATATTAGGAGCAAACTTCTCATTCATATACAATACGCCTGCATCGAAATAAAAATCAGTTCGTTTAGGATATATCTCCCTCGTTACAGTATTTGTAATAGTTACAAATTTAGTATTGTTGTAAATATTAATACTATCCAAACTTGGTTTAAATCCACTTACCCATGCTTCATAAAGACTGTCCTTGTAATACTTCTGTGTAATCGGCAATAGTATATTGCCATTTTCGTCACTTTTTACGTAAATGGTATCAACTATCCTTTCCGTAATAAAAATCGGTGTTTTGACCTTATACGTATCTAATTTTACGGAATAAACCGTATCGCTGGTAATCTTCTCTATTACCACCTCCTTTCTGTTGGTTAATGAAACTAACAAAGACACCAACAATACGGCTATCACTATGTATGGAACGTATTTAGTCATTCTTTTTAGATTCGCAGAATTTCTTATGAGCATCTTCTACTTGCTCAATAATAGGACGCATAATAGACTTGGTGAAATCATCAAGCTCATCATAATGCTTTATAATATCCTTATAAAGCTGTTCTTCTTTTTCTGCGTCAGGATTTATTTTTACTTCTCTTTTGAGAATATCTTCTTTCATCTTCTTTGAAATTTCAAGGAAAGCCTTACGCATAGCCTCACTCAAATCATCAGGAATAGCAACCGATTCATCCAAACCTTGTTTTACATTTGGTTTATCTAATTCAATTCTTTCCTTTCTTCTCTTCCGTCTTTCCTTGTTCTTGATACGCTTCATTTCAATCTGATGTTCCAACTCCGCACGTGCCTCATTCAGACTTTCAATTACTGAATCAATTTCATTTACACTTGTGAAGTGGAGTACCATACCTTCATCTTCGTTTTCATAACTTGGAATAAAAAAATCTACTTGTGGTTTCATAAATTATACATGTTTACTTGTTTGACCTTTAATGTTCTTGAACGGAAATTCAACCGCAATATATGGCGCACTTCCGTAAATAATATCCTCGTCTACCTTTATTTTGTCAGTCTGTATCATTTCAACTTCTCGGTTTCTCACGTTGTCCCAATACTTGATAATCTTGCCGCTGATAAACTCAACAAAGCTGTCGTACACATCTCGTCTATCTTTGTCAGAGAATACAACCGTCAGCTTTATATCCGTGCTTTCTCTTGTTACCTTTTCAGGCAAATACACTCTCAACATGTCTGATTCAGCAAATGATTCTGTGTATATATTTTTTACCTCTCCGTAGCTGCTCAATCCTTCAACCTGACAAAATATAAGTCCCTTAAACTTTTCGGTAAGTTCTACTTCCGCTTCCCATCCTTCTTCGTCATTTATGTATCTTGACATATAAAACTTATAGTCCTCATTCATATCTGTCCCTTTCTTTCTTATTGATACGTTTCAAATTTCCGCAATTCCCACTCACAGTTATATCTTCGGGATTTCCATAGCATACGAGAACCATAGAGCCTTCGCCTTTTACATTTATATGACATTTGCCAGTCACATATACATCGCAAATCTTGAAAGAAGAAACATTGATAGCAACATCTGATTCAATGATTCCCATGATAGTAGTGTCAGCTTCTATTTCTCCGTTGTAGTGACAGTACAATTTTGAATTATATCCGTTAAGACTAGCAACATATCCACCGTTGATAAATCGTGCAAATCTGCTGCATATAATATCAGGACTTATGCCCCATCCTTTTGCTATTGTATCACAGATATAGTCAAGACCTTTAGAACCTAAAGCCATATCCATAATCTGCTTGTCACTTTTACATCTGTCCCAAACCTCCGAATACTCGGAACAAAGATTGTGAATCCTTGCGTTTTCTCTGTATTTCTTTAAATCTATTTCCATAAAAATAAAGTTTACTTTTACAAAGATAAGCTATTTGTTTTGAAAATCAAAACATTTCAAATAGTTTTTGGTATTGACTTGAAGATATTTCATGCCAAAAGGTAATAACACAATCTGCCTTATTTTGGTTTTTCAATACCTCCATCATTCCTAATAACTCAAACTCACCGCTATCTGAATAGCATATTCCGTTGCCAAATCTACCACTAACCATACCATCAACTCTGTAAACGTAATAATAATACTTTCGCATAATTCTGATTTTTACTTTTTACTACTTCCTTTATATACACTCGCATAAATAGCACGACCTTGCTTTTCAGCCTGCTTTTTAGTGGGATAAACCTTTCCCGATTTGCCCCACTTGTAACCACCTTTTACTTTTCTTACTGGCATAACTTCAAGCTTTTTAAAAAATCAATTAACTCCTGACATTCTCCGTCACAACTTTTCTTTCCCTTGATACATTTCCCCTTCTCATAGTAAGGACATGTAATCTTTCCAAATTTTACATAACTTTCTTTCATACTAAAATGGTATTTCTCCTTTTTCTATCGTATAACCAAAAGGTAAATTACTACTTGCATTGTCGTATTGCTGCTGAAATTTCTCTAAGTCAGACTGATGCTGCTCGTAACTCAGTGATTGCTGGACTGGCTCTTCTTCCCAACCGTAGTGAATATCCTCACTTTCTGTATTTTTAAATCTTCTTGTAGGTATTTCATAGTACATTCCAACAAGACAATCCACAACTCCGTACAATCTGTTTTTGCAAATTTCTATGCAGTTGCCAAACATTGAATATTGCTGGACAACCGTATTACCCAAGAACTCTCCACCTGTCTTTAAAAAGTCGTTATTTACTCTGTGTACGATAAACACATTGGAAGCGGCATTGGTTAAATCGGAACTTCCACTAATATCTGTTTTTCTCAAAAAAGTAGTAACCTTTCTTGGGTGAGCGACAAGCATGATGTGGATTTTATTCTTTTTTACAAAGTCACAAAGTTGGAGAATTAATTCTTTCTGCTTGTTATTCTTATCCCCCTCAAATATATCAATATCCAAAGAAAATAAGTTATCAAGAATAAACAACTTGACCCCTAACTTGACAAGCTCCTTCATATCATTAAATATCTGTTCCCATTTATTCGTGTATTCATTATTGTAAAGAAAAAACTTTCCATCCATCCAATAGTCTATCTTTTGAGAAACATATTCAGGAACATAATATTTACCCTCATCTTTTTTACTCGGTTGAATATATTTATTCCCTGCTGCGCTTAAAGAAATCCAAGTCTTTAATACATCAGGTCTTAACTCACCACTCCATAAAGCTACCTTGAAATTCTGCTGTATAACATTCAGGATAAGATTGTTTATCCATGAAGATTTCCCCGAAGAGTTACTGCCCGATATAATTGTTATTTCTCCCTCATAAAGACCTACAATCTTCTTATCAAGTTCAGTATATCCTGTCTTTATGTGCATAAGACTTGATAAATCCACCTTCTTAATATCAGACATGCTAAACCACTTCTTACCCAATTCAGGGCTTTCCTCTTTTATTTCATATTTTTTCTTTTGAGGCTGCATATACCTGCCTTGCGGCTGCATATATTGTTGTGGTGGTCTATTCTCATAATCGTATGCGTGCGGGTCAAATTTAAGACGCAAATCACGCCACGTATTACCTTGACATCCGCTATGAAAACACGTGAAAACTATACCTTTGTCTGAAACGTATATTGCAGAATCTTTCCCATGCTCAGGATGAAAAGGGCATGTCTTTAATACAATTTTTCTTGATTTATCCGACAGTCTTTCTTCCTTTAAAACCTCAATCCCATTGACAGACAAAAACTCATCTATATCAAATGGCTTTTTATTAACCCCTCTTTGATATTGAGAATTGTTAATCTTAGGCTCTATTGGTTCAGGGTTATTAATCTTTCTATACTCGTTTACAACAGACTTAAAAACATCATAACTTAGATATTCAATATTTTCAGGTATTGAAATTATCTTACTATATCTATGAGGTCTTTCTTGTGTATCACCTCCCTTTCTTGATTTAGACGAATAAAATTTAGTTAATCTTGATGCGTTCTTATTCTTTATATCACAATCCACCTTACTATCAGTAAACCTCATAGAGATATAATTCAAAAAGTCGCTAAACTCCTTGTCTATTTCTTCTGAATTATCCCAATTATCAATACGGAAAAGCTCATGGAAGCCATTCCCTGATTTACAAACAATAGGTTTAGGGAAACCAATAGACATCAAATACCTATAAACTTCTACGGCTTTAAGGTGTGCGTATTCCATTTCTTCCTCTGTGCTTGCAATATCTTTTACACCTCCTTCTCTTATAGGGTCAAAATCAAGAAATAACCATCTTCTATATTTAATATCAGGGTCTTTTACGGCAGATACCCCTTTTAATAGTTTATTAAACTGAGGTCTACCACTCATAGCATCCTTTAATTCGTTAAATACAAAGTATGTATTGTAAGGTTCTTTGTCGAATCTTTGTACTTCATTTATTAAAGATTCTTCATTATTAAATATACCTGAGTAATTTTCGTTACCATTAATTGTGTTAAAAACCCTTATCTCAATAAGACCATTGTCTGTACGAAATACATTTAATGTCTTTTTTATCTCATCAATATCCATTTATTGCACCTCCCATTTCTTTGTTTGCGTATTCCATTTGTATCTTATACCACCTTTCATTACCATAGCAGAGGACGGTCTGTTTTCGGCAGTGTACCCATCAAAAAGCATGTCAATATCATACATTGAGATGTAACATTTAACTTGTTCGTTCCAATGTAGATTAAAACCATCTAACTGCGGTCTATATTCGTTATCGGTATTATTTTCTCTTTCAGGGTCAAAGATAATCATATTTCCTTTGTAAACAACATCTTTAAATATCTTATCTCTCAAATACCGTTCAAAGTCTTTTTGATATTTTCTTTCAGAAACAGATTGAACGTATGCTTGTATGTGAGATTTAGCCAACTGCATTTCTTCTATGGTAAGTTTATCCCAATAGGGTTTAGATTTCCCCTTGCTACCTTTTCTGTTATACAGTTTCCAACATTCTTCAAAAAGCAAATCTTTGTCTTTCTTAGATACGTTAGTATCTTCTTTTTCTATGTTATAATCTTTATTAGTAATCTCTGTTATTGCTGCTTCATTTTTTTCTTCTGAATCTTCATTTTGAAGTTTCATACCTTCATTTTGAAAATTAATAGAATAGTAACCACTAAGCCCATCATATCCAAGTTTCTTTATTTCTAAAACAACAAATGCAATAT